ATAGGATCATGGATTGGGTTAAGAGCTAAAAGAAAGAAAATAAAATATGACTAAAGTATTAAATGTACAAGTAACTATCCAATTAGATAAAGTTGATAGTGATAAAACTGATGTAGATTATGTGTTGGATTTACTTGATGAATTCAATACAATTTTACTTGAAAATTTTGATTCTCAATGTCCTCAAATATTAACTGAAGCCGTTGATAAGCATGATATTTCAGAACAAAAAGAAGTGTAGTAGTAAATGTGCTTGAAGGTAGTAATACCTTCTTGCACTTTATTAAAAATTATAAATAAAAGAATTATAAGAAAATGAAAGTAAAATTTAAGAAACTGCATCCAGATGCAATATTACCTAGCTATAGTAAAACTGGAGATGCTGGTATGGATTTAACTGCTATCAATCATGGTGATATAGTTTTATGTGATCACACTGCTTATTTGAATTATAGAACAGGATTAGCTGTAGAAATACCAGAAGGATATGTGGGATTAATATTCCCTAGATCATCTGTGAGTAATCTTCCAGTATGGTTAGCTAATTCAGTAGGAGTTATTGATTCAGGATACAGAGGAGAAATACAGTTTAGATTTAAACTTGATTCGGATGCTCCTTTCAATTCAGGTTATAAAGCTGGAGATAGAATAGGTCAATTAATAATACTTCCTTATCCAACTATTGAACCTGAATGGTCTGATGAGTTATCAGATACAGCCAGAGGTGAAGGTGGATTTGGATCAACTGGAAAATAATGAAAAAAGAATATTATCAAATAGTTACAGATGAAAAAGCTTTGCTTGATTTTATCAATTGGCTTCCTGATCTGACTGTTAATGAGAAGTTCTATTACTGTTTGTTTGCAAGAAAGAAGTATAGTTCACAATTGATTAAGTCTAATGACAGAACTCAATTAAAACGTGGACTTGCCACTAAAGAGAATCTCTTTAATAAGATCAAGCAGTTAGAACTACCATTGGGAACATGGGAACTGAAAGGAATACCAGCTCCTCAAGAATCACTTGTAGTCTATATTAATCCTAATCCCAGAGATGTAATCAAAGGAGCATGGAAGACTGTAAATAAGTTATGTAAGATACTTGAGAATCATAGTAATGGTCACAATCCAGTAGCTGAATGTTTATCAGCTATACAGCAGTCTAAGTCACGTAACTTTGTAGTAGATTTTGATATTGATACTGATGATAAGGTAATGACTTATGAGATAATTAGTAGAAATATTATTGATATACTTCCTGAAAAGTATTATAAGATTCTTGAAACCAGAGGTGGTTATCATTTACTTGTAACACCTCCACCTAAATCAGATAAAATTACTCACATAAGTCCTGAGAGAAGATTATTTCCTAAATGTCATAATATGGTAAAAGGAGAAGTTTACTATATACATCAGGAATGTAAGTTAGTGTATCCTGAAAACTGGTATAAAGCTATTCAAGAAGCTTTTAGAGATAACTTAGATCAATCAGGAGATAATTTAATGCCTATACCTGGATGTGTTCAGGGTGGGTTCACACCTAAATTTATTGAGATATGAAAATGTTATTTTTAGAACAGAAGGTTATTGATGAACCGTCTGGAAGAGAAGTTGTTATTAAAGAATTTTTACCAGGAACTCTGATTAAAGTATCTTTTAATGGAGTTACTGATTATATTAACTTTAAAGATGTAAAAGTATGAAAGAACAACTAATATTATTTGACTTTTAGAAGTAATTTTTGTATCTTTGTACTATGGAAAAGATAATAGGAATATACAAGATTACTAGTCCTTCAGGAAAGGTCTATATTGGTCAATCAAGGCATTGTTTGTATAGGTGGAAATATCACTATTCAAAATTACATTGTAAGAGACAAAGACATCTTTACAACTCATTACTAAAGTATGGCTATGATAATCATAAATTTGAAATACTTGAGAAATGTAATGTGGAAATGTTAGATGATTTAGAAATAAAATACATTGAGCAGTATAATTCTACTGACAAAACTATTGGTATGAATTTACGAGCTGGAGGTAATGGTGTAATTATTTCTCAAAAAACTAGAGAGTTAATGAGATTAAATGCATTAGGTAATACCAATATGCTTGGTAAAAATCATACTGAAGAAAGTAAAGCTTTGATAAGTAAAAATAGAAGTGGTATAAAGCCTTCTGATGAAACTCGTAGAAAAATGAGACAAGCTAGGTTAGGTAAAAAACACTCTGTTAAAACTAGGGAGAAGTTATCTAAAGCTAATAAATTTACTCGTAAAATAAGAAACATGGAAACAAATATTATTCACAACTCTATAACTAATGCTGCTAAATTGGAAGGAATTAGTCAAAGTACTATTTATAGAGGTTTAAAAGATGGAAGATATGAGTATGTCTGAAACTTTGGTTTCATTTAAAACAGCTAAATTAGCTAAGGAAAAAGGGTTTGAAGCAGAATTAACTTTATTTTACAATGGCATAGATGATACAGTTCATGAGTCTCCTCCAGATTTTATATATACTCATGCTGAATTTGAAAGAGTGGGAAACCATCATTCTAATAATAAACATTGGTTGAAATTTTGTTTAGCACCAACTCAATCTTTACTTCAGAAGTGGTTGAGAGAGGAGTGTGCCATTATTGTTACATCTATACCTAACTTCTTTAATAAGAATGAACTAATGGGATATATTTATACTCTTGATAAGTTTATAAATGGTTTTCATGATGGTAAAGATTATGATTCAGATCAATTTGCAATATTAGGAGATAAGGTATCAGAATTCAATACCTACGAAGAAGCTCTTGAAGCTGGATTATTTGAAGCATTAAAACTTATTAAATTATGAAAGAATATATTGAAAGATATTTAGAACTTAAAGAAACATTAACAACTGCTTTAAAAGAGTATGTAAAGGATAAATCTATTCCTGTTGATGAAAGATGGGAAGCATTTATTAAAGCTGATGTAGCTCCTATAGATGGAACCTATCATGATCCTGATGGAATTGATTGGAATAAATATACATTGTATGATGATTTTTACTGTGACAGGTATGCTACAATAAAAGCAAATTCTATATTAGAATTATGTAAGGATATGGCATCTGATGAAGAGGGTTTTGAGTATGATCCTGTTGCTATAAAGGAATACTTTATGGATAATTTCATTAGTGGATTTATAAATGATTGGTAATTATGAATAAGGAAATTCAATTAAAGTATGAAAAGATAAAATCCATTATTGAATCTTGTAGGACTAAACAGCAATTATTGAATACCAGATGTCTGGTTATTAATTTTCCAGATTGGTGTAGATATGATCTTAATAAAGAAAGGAATGAAACTATTCTTTATTATGCAGGTATGCTTGTTGGAATTGCACAAGGTGTAAGTATTGGATTAAAAATGGATAAATCGAAATTATGAAAATTATTAAAAAAGGAAAGTTACCAGTAGAGGAAGCTAAAGAAGCTACTTGCTGGAGATGTAAAGCAGTATTGGAATATGACAGTACTGATATAAAAAGTAATCTCAAAAATGAAGATTATATTGAATGTCCTACTGAAGGATGTAAAGCATTTGTAAGTATATAGTTTATGAGAACAATAGAATTAACAGATGAACAACTGAAAAGACTTCAGGATATGGTTAGTTTTGAGTTAGATGCTCTTGAAAGTCTTAATGATGACCATACTGAAGACATGGAAGAATTAGAAAGAATTCAAGAAATTCTTGATAAAGCTTGGTTAGAATCAGAAAATTAATTTATATTAGGTGATATGATAAAGCTGTTAGGACTTCTCCTAACAGCTTTTCTTTTCTTATCTACCTGTAGTCATATCAAGTATCTTCTGTGCTTCTCTTGGATCTTGGGTCCTACCATTAAATCCAAATAGTTTGTATAGATATATAAGTGATTTAGAATCACCTTTATCAGCTATTGCTGTATCTTGTTCATATCTTGTAAGACCAGAACCTGTAAGTACACCAGGTATATCCTGGAATAGTACATTACTAAATAACTTCCATGACTTTTCCCATATTGAATATGTGGCAGTTGGAGCTCTGAATGATCTTGTAAGATCTGAAGGATTACTGTAGTATAGCATTTCTGATTGTAATCTTGTTGATAGATAAAGAGGATAGCTAAGAGCCCATTTTTCTCTTTCATCATCATCACCAAGATTGTCTATAATAGCTCTAAGTATTTGAATACTAAGTATCAATGCAAGTATACTACCAAATTCAAATGAAGCCCTTCTAAGATTCATTAACTCAAGAGGAGTAAGTCCCAATTCTGAAGCTTTAACAAAAGGTATCATATGTTTTGCAGTCTCCATCCAGTCTCTTTTCATTAGTTTCCAGAAAGTATTATAATAACCTTCTCTGGCTTCTCCTGCTTCATAGTTGACAGAATAGCTCTGCCATCTTCTTTTGAATCCAGGAACAATGAATTTTCTATACATCATAAGCAATCTACCTACAGCATGTTGCTCAAGTAAAACTTTATCAAATGTATTATAGACACCATGAAGAGACTTATTAATAGAGTGTAATCTGTTTTGTACATCAGTTACTACAAGTCCATCTTCAGAAACTGATCCAAGATGATCTATTGACCAACCATCTTTAATCTTTAATTTACCTGTTTCAGGATGCTTTTCATAAGCTTCCAGTAATGGTTGTTCATTACCAAGATTATCAATTGCTTTTTCTCTGAACATCATAGCAAAGAAACTTGAAGTTTGGATGTGATGTTCACCCTGAGCCATATTAAAATAATATGTATCAGATGACCAAAGTTTTTTAGCTGCAGATTGACTAACCTTTCTGCCAAATTTATCTCTTGCAGTACCTTGTACAGCATCATAAATGTCAATGAGCTGTCCATATACAGATTTATCAAATGGTTGAGTAAAATCTTTCATGAATACTCCATCCATAACAAGTTTTCTATATCTGGATAAACCTTTTTGCCATTCATCATTATTATAGAATTGATTAGCATGTGCTTCAATTCTGGATACTACTTTAGCATTTAACCAGTTAGCAGCACCAAGTATAGGATCAAGACCTATTTGAGTTATTGAACCATATTTAATAAGTGAATCAGCAATTTTACCCATATCCATACCTAGCCATGGTTCTTTCTTTTTATATTTACCATAGATTTGCATTTCAATAAAACCAGCAAGTAACTTAGCAACATTATTGTCACCATAGTCTTTGTTCCATTTAGCAAAAGTATCACCTAACCCAAGAGCTTTAGCAAATTTAGAAACAGATCTTTGTCCACTATCAGTAAGTTTTATTGGTGCTTCAACCTTCATTTGTTCAAGCACTGAATCAGCTACTGGAGCAATGGTTGATCTTGCCTCATAAAGATTGGCAGCATCAACAAATCTGAGAACTGAACTAACAAGATCTACTGATATATCATTTATATCCATTCTCTTATTAGTATATAATACTGGTATTGCTTTACTACCATCTTCACCATGCACATCTTCATCTTCAGGTCTTATCCTGGAGAAGTCTGATTTAAGATATTGAAATAACTTTTTAGTTCCAGATTCCTCTTTCCATCTATCCATATCAGTTTTAACAATACTTGGAACTCTCATACCTGGTTGTCTAAAGCTTGGAAGTTTTTCCTGTGCTTTAAAATAAGTACCAACTAAGAAATCCCTGTATTCCTTCAATGGACCAGTAAGATTCTGATATTCTGTATCACTATAAAAAGCAGGATTAGGTTTAGTAAGTTCTGGAGTAGTATAATAAACTATTCCATCTTTAGTAAAACTATTGAGTTTTAACCATTTATTGAATTGAGCTTCTGACATAAGCCTTTTCTTTTGGGCAAGTATATGATCAGTTCCATATTCAATAATAACTCTTGAACCATTAGGCATATTAATAGCTACATTACTTGTAGGTTTGTTTACTCTATGTCTTTGATAGAAGTCTCTTCTTGTCTGACCTTTTGTTTTATTATCAGCTTCAAGGATACCTCTTTCCATTTCAGCTTTTGCTTCTTCATACTTTGTAATATCATATTCATTTACAAAATGAATTTCTTCCCTGAAAATAGGTTGATTTTCTTTATCAAATTCACCAGTAAAGATTCTGACAGTTTTATATAGACCATCATTGAATTCTTCTACATTATCTCTCTTTCTACCAGATTCATTTTTAAACTTTTCAAATGCATCAATAATTGTATGTTGAGCATCCAGTGATTGTCTTCTTGCTATTTCAAAATTATCTTTAGTGGCAAGAGCAACAGCAGCTACAATTTCATTACTTGAACTAATAGCTGGATTAACATAGATGTCAAATACATTTCTAAGATTGGCATAATTACCTTCTCTTAGCATTTCAGCAAGTTCTTCAACTGTAAGATGAGATCTTCTATACATTTCAGCAGTTTCCTTATCAAGTTTATCTTGAATAGATTGTCTCTTTTTATATCTCTTTGATTCTTCACTATATCCTCTGGCTTTAGTTTCAGTTCTATATCTTTCAGCAGCATCTCTTTTAGCTCTGTATTCAGCTTTCAATCTTTTAGTAGCTGGTTCAAGATATGGAAATAAAACAGCAGCTTGTGCTTGAGGCATAGTTCTGTTTATCATTGACTTATAAGTGTTGATATTGTTTATCAACATTCTCATTTTAGCAAGAGGAGATTCTGGATCAGCTTGTAAAGGAATAGGTTCTCCTTGATCTGTATACTCAAATCTTTCTTTAAAGTCTTTCATCATCTGAATAACTGGAAGATATAATTCAAGTTGTTCCTTAGCATCAGCAAGTTTTTTAACTGCATCTGCTGCATTTATCTGACCTTCTTCAAATAATTTTATATCATCTGCAATCTTCTTTAACCAACCTTTCCAGTTACCTTTACCTAACATTGTAGAAGTAGTTTCTTCAATCATAATAGCCATGGCTCCACCAAAGTTAGTTGTTCTTATATCTTCAAGAATTGACTTTAGTTTATAAGCAGCAGCTTCATTACCTTTTTTGGCAAATTCAGCTTTCTTTTCAGAAAGAGTTTTAGATATTTTTGAAAGAATTCTAAACAGATCAGAAGACTTTTCAATATCAGGAATAGGTTCACCAATAAAATTTTTATCTTTACTTACAAGATTTACAAAATCACTGATAGGTGGTTTAAGTTTATCTCTTTCTCTTTTAACATCAGTAACTACACTACCTGCTCTATCAAGTATATGTATATGTATAGTTTTATTATTACCAGTTACTCTAATACCATTGGCATTTAGAAGTCCTGTATAAATAGAAAGTTGTGCTCTGTGTCTTTCTTTCTTAGAGGCTTTATCTTTAAATTGTTTTGTATAACTTGTTTCAATAGTTGTACCATCAGCAAGAGTTATTGTATAACTTTCATCTGTTGGATTAACTGATGATTTAAGATCAAGAACATCTACCTCACCATTACCATGAACAACAAGTATATCTGCTGTACCTGCTACTCCAGCTTCTATATTATATAGTATCTGTTGATTGAGGATTACAGCATCAGGATATTCTTCTCTAAGTTTAGTGAAAACATCATATAGCTTTTCAATAACATCAGTAGATAATTTAGCATCTCCAGTAAGAGGTCTATTAGCTAATCCTGACAGATAAAAATCTTTTGCCTGAGCCAGGGTATCCCCCCTTAGCACTGCTGTAAGAATATCATCCATTTGATTTCCCCATTGCCTGTTATCTTCATAAGCATCTGGATCACCATCATAACCATAGTAACCAACCTGTCCAGCAGGACCTTTAAATTTTGATATATAATTGGATGTTCTTTCTGCCCTGGTAATGTCACCAGTTTCAGGATTTACAATATCATAAGCTTTCTCATCAGTTGACAGACTTGAATTTCTTCTCATCTGGTATAATGTTTCAAGTACCTCCTGTTGCTCTATTGAACTAATAGTTTGGTTACTTATCATTTCATCCCATAAAGGATCTGATTCTTCATGATCTTCAGCTTCCCTGTTGAATCTTACATTACTTGAATCACTAACAGACAATACATTTATCTGTTCATCACTAAGTAACATTTCAGCAAGATTTTGAAGAGTGGTATTCATATCAATTTTAGTAGATTTGATACCAAATACCTGGGCTAACATTTTCTTTATCCATCTGAATATTCTATCTGCAATACTTTTTGCTTTAAGACTGTCAAGAGTATCAAGAGCTTTTTCAGTTACAGCTCTTACAAGAACTTCTTCTTTGATCATATCCTTATCATATCCAAGTTGTTCAACCTGTTTAAGGATTCTTTCACCATCAGGTGTACTGATAAGATCATTATATAGTTTTTCAAACAGTTCAGGATTTTCATTTCTTAGAGCCATTATAAATGGATGTGCATATTCATGTATAGGATCTTCAAGACTGAACAATCCTTCTACAAGATATACTTTACCATCTACAAAGAAAGCTGATTCAAGATTAGATATATCTTTATCATGACCTTTCTTTTTAAGCATAGCAATAGCCTGGTCAGGAGTTATTATCTCATAATCAATACCAAATTTCTTTGGCATTCTTGATAATATTTCATTGACCATCTTTGTATCATCTACATTGTTAGTACGATTAGCCTCTGATTGTTCAACAGTATTATCAACTCTGATAACTGCTGATTCATTATTGTAAGTTACAGTTTTGAATCTAAAGCTTGTATCATTATGAAGTCTGCTAACAACTTGTCTTGCTTCCATAGGATGCATTATTCTTTCTTCAAGTTGCTTTGTAACAGGATTCCATATATGAGTTTGATATGCAGCCATTACAGCAGGTAAACTCATAGTCTTTGCTGATTTTCTATTGAAGTAGATATTAGGATTACCTGAATTAAATGATCCTATATTATTAATTGTTTTGGCTTGTGATGATTTAAAAATCATATATTCATCATAACCTGTTTGTTTAGTTATTTCAGTATCAACTCTAATACTATCAAAACCTTGTTTCTGTAAATCACTTGCTTCTTCTGGACTAACAAATTGTATATCATGAAGTCTTTCTCTGTCTTGTGGATTTTTAATACTTAAAAATACAGGAAATACTTTTCCTGGTGGTTTGGTAAATAAACCACTTCTTGCTTTAGCATATTGATTGGCATATTCAGGATTTTTAGTAAAATATATTCCATATCTAAGTTCATCTTCATTATGAATAGAAGGTATAATTGTTGGAAATTGTGTTCTATCACCATAATCACCACGATACATTATAAGTGGTTCACCAAGATCATTTACTGCTTGACTAACATCTTTTGCATTTGGATCAGTCCAATCTCCAAACCAATTAGTGAAGGCTGGAGTGAGCATTTTATTATATGCTGCATCTGCTAATGCTTCATTATTATTATATATCTGATAAAGATCATCCCAGGTTTTACTGGTTACTTCTTTACCTGTCTTAGGACTTATTATTAATCTACACGCCATAACTATAAGTTTAAATTAGAATTATTTACAGTTTCCTTCTTTGAGGAAACCTTTAGTTAAGTTTATTTCACTAGCTTCTATGAAACTATCATAATCCATATTAAGATTCTTACCACCTTTTTTAAGGTGTCTGAGTATATTTACAAATTCATAATCAATCTGATCTTTATTTTCAGTTATCTCATTACCATTTGTATCAACCCACATTCTTCTTTGCCATAGATCAAGTATACTCATTTTACCAGTATTCATATTTTCAGTAAACTCATGATATACTTTACCACCAGCTATTCCTGAATCAAAGCTCAATACATCTCCTTTCTTTGCATTGACAAGTTTATCTTTCAACTGTAAGAAACCATTAGTTTCTTTCTGAGTATCTTCAGAAGGAGTTTTAGCCTGTTGTCTTGCAAATTCAACAAGTTTAGATGTTTCCTTTTTAGTTGATGCTGGTTTTTCCCATACATCTACAACTTCACCTTCTGTCTTTTTAGTAGTCTTTTTGACTTCATACTTAGGAGTAACAGCATTCAGATCACCTATTGAATTACCAAATGGTGAAATCTCTTTATTACCAAAAGGATTGATAGGTTTGTAAACTGCTTTAAAACCTATACCTTGCAGTACAAGATTATCTGCCTGAGTCTGAGTAAGCTTTTTAGCTCTGACAAGATATGCTAAAAATGCTTTTTGTTTTGCAGCAGAAAGATATGTTTTATCTTTAGTTTGAGCCCACATGATTTTACCATGTTGAGTTATTCTAAGAGTTGTTTTATCTTTCTTTATGTATACTTCAGTATGACTTAATTCATGTAATTGCTTATCATGTTTAATATATCTTGGAAATGCTCTTTGATTCTTAAACTTACCACTGGCAATTACTGGAATATTCATTTTGTCAAGAGCTTTATTATTTCTCTCTCTCATTTTACTCTTTTGTTCATCAGTAAGCTCTTTATTGTTAGTACCAGCATACATATTCAGTACAACTCTTCTTGCTCCTGGTACACCACCTTCATCAACTTCACTACCAATAACTACATCTTTACCTGAATATACAGGTGTTTTAGGTGTGTACTTCAAATTATAACTAGTACTTGCCCATCTTGAATACTTTTGTATAAAGTCTTTAGATAGTTTGAATATATCATTACCTTTACCAAATATAGATTCTATCTGTTTACTACTTGTACCAGCAAATACAGCTCTCATTTCAGTCAAATTAGTAAATGCATCCTGCATTATATAAGGACTGATAGCTCGTATAAATGAACCATTTTTAAATAACAGACCATCTTTAACCACAAGATACATGAGAAGATCATTAACTGTCTTCTCTTCAATACTCATACTTTCAGGATTCTTTAGTCTTAGTTTCTGACCTTCATTGAATATTTCATGAAAGCCTCTCATAAGATCTTCCTGTCTTTCAACATCTGCTGAGAAGTTAGTTTCAATTGAAAGTTTATGTAATGTATTTCCAGCATAAAGTCCTTTATCAAAACTGATAGGTTCAAACCTAACCATTTGAAGGAAATAATTATTTGGATACATTTCTTTTAATCTTTCAATATTGTCATACAACTCATTTTCCTTTGTAGGATCAGATAATAACTTTTTAAGATTATAATCACTATTAATATTGTTCTTATAAGCTGTTGATATTAAATGAGCTATTAATGCATTTTCAAGAGTTCTATGATTTTCACTATATGCAAAATAACTTGGTTGCATTTGTAATTCAATGAGCTCTTTCATCTTTTGTGCAACTCTTGATTGCAATAAGAAGTAATGTTTACTACCTACAATATGAGTTTTAGCAGCAAGAGCATTGATCTTATCTACTGGAAAAGCTTCCATAAGTTTTACAAAATCAATATTAGATGCATTCTTAGGAAGACCTTCATCATTTAACTCTTGATACAATTCCCAATCAGAAAGATTTAATCCTCTGTCAACACCAGTAGAAGCTGTATCTTTTAGTTTGAATTTAACTCCAAGTTTATTCAATGATCTAAGCATATCTTCTGACTGATACCAGGTAGTTTTCATACCTTTAAGAAGACTTGAAACACCTCTGTAACTTCTAAGATCTTCTGAAAGAATCTTTGCATTAACAAATTCTTTTAATACATATACTTGCATTTTCTTTTGATCTTCTGATAACTGACCACCTTGTTCATATGTTTTTATCATATCTGCAAGTAGTTGTTTATCTGCTATATCAAAAGGTTGATTTGTAGCAAGCTGATCTATACCAAATTTTTCCAATGTATATGCTAATGCTCTTCTATCTTTAGCTTTCAACTCCTGAATTGGTAATCCTTCTTTCCTTGTTCTTTCATCAAGCTGAATAGGAGAATTCTCTGCATTCATTTCTGAAATATATTCAGAGATGATTGGTTGTCTCATTAAAAACAATACCTGTTCAACAGGTACACCTAAACCTAGCATATACATAGCTGGACCAAGAGTATCAAGAGTAAGATTAAATTCAGATGCATGCTTCTCTTTTGCATTATCTGTCATTGCAGATACAATAGCTGAGAATACATCATTCTTTCTCACTTTACCTTTATTGAATTTTGTATGAAAACTATCAAGCTTATCATATTTATCAAATAAAGTTCTACCTACTGTTACATTAAGAGCTTTTAATCTTTGGAACATAGTATTAAATACAGCAGATACACCAATACCTCTATCTCCAATTTCAAGAGATTTAGATGTTTTATTCTGATCAAGTGGTGTATCAATACCTCTGGATTTATTTTTACTTTTTATACCAAGACTTTCAAACTCTTCTTTCATCTTTACAAAGTAATGCATAGATGCAGGAGTACCTGCTTCTACTTTATTACCATCATTATAAGTAAGCCTCAACTCAATATCAAGTAAAAGATTATTTAATTCCTCATCATTTAAAGGTTTAATATCTTGTGGTCTACCTGCTTTAAATGCAGTTACATTATAATCTACCCAGTATTTCATTGTATGACCAGCATATTCAGTAGCAAGAAAGTCTGCTTCTGAAATATCTCCAAGTCTTTTACCTTTACTGAATGTCCATTCAGCAAGAGCAGCTTTGACAGGATTTTCAGCAGTATAGTAATTTCCATATGCTACCTGATAACCTGATGCTGTTTTATATGTACTGAACATTCTTGCAAAAAGTGAATCAATATCAAAGTCAGCTCCTGATAAAGCAATAATTTCATAAGGTAGCATGATAGAGTTTCCATAGTATGCAGGAAGAGTATCTACAATCTTTAGATTTACCATAGAGTGTTTATCCTGTGTAGGAATCCTTACTCCCATTTGTATAGCAAGATCTACAGGTATTTCATCACCAAGTTTTAATCCAAATTTTCTAAGAGCTTTTTCAGATACTATACATTCAGATAAATAAACATCATTACCAAATCTGTCTTTAGATTTAACAGCATGTCTTAATCTGCTTGTAATAGCTTTCTTTACAGTTCTTACATCTCTTACTACTTTACCAACTCTAGCCCATTTAGTTTGTCCCTTTTCAGTATATTCAACTACATCATGATCACCTGCTTCAATAGCAGCAATTGCATCAGCTTCTGAAAGACTACCAAGAAACTCTCTTGCAACCTCCATACCTTCATCTGAAACAAGAGTATACTTTCTACCAGGAGTTTTACTTTTGAATACTCTGTTGGATACAAAAGCTAAATACATTGATTCAAACTTATATCTGATTGCTGGATAGTTACCATCAAATATTGGTTGTCCTTGTGCATTAGTTGTAAAGAGTTCAGTTACCCATAGATCATCAGTAATAAGTCCATTTTCAAATGCTTTATATAATTCATTATAAGCTTCTGCAGTAAGTTTACCATCAGGAGCAAATCTGAATATTGTATCTTTAAGATCAACATGACCTCTTCTAACTCTTTCAGCAAGTAATTCATTATACTTGGTAACAAGTTCACCAATAGGTAATGATTTACCTTGCCATTCAACAACAGTATCTGGATTCTGTTCAGACCAGATAAGTTGCATTAGCTGAGTACCATGAGGTATTTTATTCTTAAAACCATCAGTATTAACCTGTTCTCTTAACCATTCACCATCTACTTCCTGTACAACATCACTATCAATGTCAAATTTAGCAGTCTTTAAAGCTGAATCATAAATAAGTAAATCATAATTATTATAATTCATATCATTCAACTTGAGATGTCTGCTAAGTCTACCTACTCTGGCAACAAACATTTTATTGACTGCTTTTGCTGCTGTTTGAATAGCTGTAACATCACCTGATTTTTTAGCTACATCAAGAGCATCATATCTTTTGTTCATTTCAGCAATCTGAGCAGCTTTATCTCCTTCAAAATTCTTTCTGAATTCAGGATTAATAGTTGAGGTTTCAGCTCTTGTAAGAGTATGTAGAGATGTTTTATCATACCATGTCATATCTCTACCTACAATCTTTCTATCATGTAGATTAGCATTGAATTTATCAAGTACATCAACTTCATCTTCAGTTAATCTTTCCACAAGATCAAGACCTCTGGCAATTCTTTGTAGTAAAGGTTTAACTCTTTCCTGATATTTACCATTTGGTTTAAGGTATTGATCTATATAAAGATTCATATTACCATAGTTCTGAGCATCAGTTCTGTCAATAGGTTTATTGTATTGAACTAAGTGTCTTAACTTTTCAATACTTTCAAGAGCCTGTTCAACTGAAGACTGTAGTTTAAATCTAATCTTACCTGTTGAACTTGGACCAGCAGCAATCAATCCACCATTTCTTTTGGTGAAGTCATCAAAGTCTTTATAGTTAAGAGCAAGATCACCATGTAATAATTGATTTGCAGAAGCAACATTAATAGTATGGTTGATAAAGAACTTAGCCATTTCCTGCATAGATACCTGTTCACCTTTCTTACCAAATGCTCTTGGTAAAAGATTGTTTACATATATTGCTTCAGTAGCAGTAGTCTCTGGTTTACCCAATGCTTTTTGAGCTGCATATAATCCTTCAATAAATGCTTTATCAATAGGAGTATTTGTATTATGAGTGAAGTTCTCATATTCTAAAAGCTTTTTAGCATGAGCACCATTTTTATTCTGTACAAAACTTGCAACTACAAGTTCCTGCATTAAAGCAAGATTATTAGCTCCTTTAAGAATTTCTACATCTACTTTAGGTGCATTCTTTTTACCTTCTACAAAATCATCAAAACCTCTTTCATAAACTTCTTCATCAAACTGTCCTGTCTTATTAGTTTGATAAGCATGTTCAACTGAACCATACTTTCTTGTTTCACCATCTGTTGATGTCCACTCAAACTCTCTTGGAGCAAGATTAGAAAGTATCCTGGTGTTAAGAGGATTCTCTCTAGCTGACCAATATACATTAATAGTTTTACCTTGCTTAACTGTTCTCTTTGTAACAGCACCAAAAGGTACAAGTACAGTATCAATGTATTCCTGTATCTGAGGAAGATAGATGTCATCAAAACTATCTTTTATTTCAGTTTCATATTGCTCAATTGATTCACCAGCAAGTGCTGCCTGCATCATTCTTTGAGCAAGAGGATGTTCTTTATATCTGAAGAACATTAATCCTCTGGCATTATACTTACCAGTAGTCAATCCATCTGCAATCATTTTAGCATTGGTAACTTTACCATTGACAATATCCATTGCATCATGAGTATTTGATTTGCCATGATATGCATTTGAAATAAAGTCAGTTTTTGTACCATTCTTAATATCTTCTATTTCAGAAACTATCTTCTTGATTCTGTCAAACTCTTGTTTAAACAGATTATAGAATGCAGTTCTAGAATACTCTGTAAGTCTTGCATCAGGAGTACCCATATCAGTTACTACTCTATCTTCAACAGGCATTCTTATAAATACCTGTGTTGATTTCTCAGAGTTATTAAGTAAGAAATATCTAAGTTGTACTTTCTTACCATCTGGACCAATAACATCATCATTAGCAGAACCTGAATCATCATATAGAGCTAATTTAAATAGTTCTTCTGCTTCAGCACCAAGAGATTTATAAGTCTTTGCTCCATTGGATTGTTTCCAATTTTCAATTACTTCATTATCACCAATGGATTCTTCTCTGATACCATCAGCTATAACAAGGTTAAGTTGCTGTAAAACAAAAGAAGCATATTCATCTGAGCTGTTTGGTTGAAATGCCTCACCAATCTTTTTATAGTTAAGACCTTTAAGAATATTACTATTCTCAAGTACTTGTTTTAACATTCCCTGTCTGTAAGGATCAGTCATTTTTAATGCATCAAACATTGGTTGCATATCATCCATAGACAGATTAGATTCTCTTATTCTCCTGATAACAGTACTTAGATACATTGGAGGAAGAATAGCATATACCTGCTTACCTTCAGCATTTCTGAATACTGATTCACCAATAGATTCATCAAATAAAGCATTTGCTTTTGCAACTTTTGAGAAAGTACCCATACCTTTTTTATTCAATCTAAGTGAATAAATTCCTGAAGGATTCTCACTAGTAATAGGATACTCCCTATTCCATTTTCTCAATAGAGTAAACAGAACTTCATTAGGAGTTGCTTCAATATGTAAAGGTGTAACATTACCATAGACTGAATAGAATTGACTATATTCATTATATAAGTCTGGATTAGCCTCTTCATATTGCATCCATCTGTCCTTATGGAAATTAAGTAATGACCATTTAATATAACCAACAGATATATCCATACCAAGTTTTTTGAACTTAGCCTGTATATCTTTAGCATGACTATCAATAGATTTGTGATCAGTACCATTAAAGTCTTTACCCATTACTACAACTTTGTCATAATAATGATCTTGAATAGAATCAACTATCTTGTCAAATTCATTTTTATCAAGCTTTAAAGCTTCCATTTGTCCTTGCCAGGATTCAAGTTGTATTTTATCAGTACCTGTTCTGTTTGAAGTAAATGTTCTTGTACTTACTTTATCTTTATTAGCTCCTTTATCAAACAGGATTGTCATAAAGTCAAGCATATCTTTATTAAAAGATGCTATGAATAAGTTAAATGTAGATGATTCTCGAAGAATCTTTATATCTTGTTCTGATAACTTTGGTTGAGAAAATAATTCTTCAACTTCAGATACTTCAAGTCCAGCCTGATTAGCAATATCATTGATAAATTTATTATAGAATGCTCTGGTGTTAGGATTATTATTTGAGAATACTCTGAATTTATTGAACATATTTTCAATATCAGTATTCATCATAGCTCTGAGAAGACCATTGTAAATCATACCACCATTAACAGTAACCTCAAACTTAGGATCTTTCATTTCTGAAGGATCAAGTCCAAATCCAAATTCATCTATACTATTTGTAGTAGTATAGATATATTCTCTCATAACCTTTGACAGACTTTGTACACCACCAACTTCATATAGAGCCTGGTTGAATCTTGCAAAGTCATTCTCACCATTGTATTCAGCTTCCTGTTCAAGTTGATCTAACTCATGAGATTCAGCTAATCCTTGAATATCTACAGATTTTGTTCTGGTCTGAACATCTTTAACAATTGTTTTTATGTTATCTTCATTCTCAAGTGCTCTATAGATTTTAACCATTCTGTTTATAATAGTCCATGGATTCTTTCCAGATTTTGCATACTTATCTAATTCAGCTTCCCATTTCTCAGGATTATATCTTTCCCTAAAAGCCTTTATTTCATTTCTTATTCTATAAGGAGCAGTAGGATCATAGTTAGCTTGTGTAGCTGCAGCTCTTACTACTTCATTAAACACACCAAATATTATCCTATTCTCTTCTGGTTTAGACAGAATAGAAAATGTACCATTATTAACAAGTCTTGTACCATCAACATCTTTAACTTTAATTGCCATAAATGCAGGAGGATAAGACCTGTATATAGGATTAGTATTAGGACTAGGTGTATGTTTATAGTTACCATTGTATATATCACTAAAGGTAGCTTCAATATAATTCTTGTTTCCCACAAGCATATTGATCCACTTTTTAAGTGTATTGATTAATCTTTGTAACCAGCCAGTAACTTTTTTATCTCTGTTATAGGCATATTCCATAAAGTCATCAGCAAGCTTTTCTTCATAGTAAAGATCCCTTAACTGTTGCATAGTAAGAACTCTTCCATTGGAAATAGCCAAGTCCCTTAATCTGTTAAGATCTTCATTAGTAGGTTTAGCATACTTATTCTTAGCATGAGCAAGTAATGTTCTTACCTGATGATCTTTAAATATACTTCTGAACACAACATGAAATGCTTCATGGTATGCAACTTTGTTACCACCCAGCTTAGACAGATATACAACATTATCAAGGTATGCACCAAGTAATACATCACCTTCCATGACAGTAGCTATTAATCTTTCAATGTCTTCTACCTTTACCCAATTAGGTAATATACGACTAAGTATAGCTACCTTTTCACTAAATGCAGTCTGAGGATCTGTAAAGTTTTCATCTGCTCTTATTGTCTTAAATGGAATACCATCGTCAGGTTTTGCTTTACCATATTTTGCTTCCATGCTTTTGAGCAAAGGATCTTCTTCTAACTCAATAGTGGAAGTTGGTCCTTCAGGTTTAGTAGATCCAGTGAGATCTGATAAGGTAGCTATAAGATTTAAGAACTCATTTCTATTATGTTGAAAAGCTACTTTAAGTAAAGTAGTACCTTGTCTTGACATTTCATCTTCAACAGTATCTATTAAATCCTGCATGTTCTCATATGTACCTACAAGTAATGAAGCATCTTGTTCTAACTGATCATACTTCTCTTCAAGAGTTGCTCCGTTAGGAAAACCATTAGTAAACTTCTCTATTACTGCATCTAATCCACTAATAAGACTAAATGCAGATTCACCACTTGCAGTACCAGAAGATGCTGGATTAACTTCCTCTTCTTCTTTTTCTTCTACTGTACCAAATACAGATGTAATATGACTCTTTAGTTTTCTAAGAGCATCAGCATATTTATTCTCTTTACTTTTACTTACTCTAGTACCTTCTTTAATCTGCTTGTCTATTCTGTTAGCCATGAATTCTGTAGCAGCAACAAGGTCTTCATACTTTTCAAGACTTTCTCTTAAATCATTTGGATCTGTTTCAGATAAGAATAAATGTAGATTAGCTAAGAAATTATTAGCATGGTTTAATTGAATGTTTACATCTTCATCATCAAGTGTTGATGTCTTTCCACCTTTCTCTTTAAGAACTTCTTTTCTTAACTTACTAGATCTGCTTTCAGTTTTAGTTGTCTCCTTTTTAGCAGCAGAAGTAACTGTTGGTGGTTTACCAATAGTAATAGTTTCATAGAAGTCTTTAAGACCATTTACTCTTACTTCAGCTTCAGTAGTAGGAACAGCATTCATTGTCATCTTACCTACATTCTCAGGAGCTTTATCCTGTACAGCTTTAATGGCTGCAAATTGCATATCAGGGAAGTAATTGTCTCTAAGTTTCTTAATAGGTGTTTCTATTTTACCTTCCACTATTCTTATCACATGCTTTTCAAAGTCATCAAAGTTTTTGATTTTACCATTTTAGCACCTTCACCTTCAAACTTAGTAATTTTAAATCTTACACCAATATGTCCTCTGTTATCTCCAGCAATAAGTTTATCAGATTTTAGAGTTACAAATAAAGGTCTACCTTCATGGTCAAGAACTTCTACACCAGATTTAACAGCACCTGGAGTATCTTCAACTTCTTTTACCTGTTTCATTATTGAATCCCAGGTAGCTTCTCTATCAACCATATCTTCAAGATTAGGTTGACCAAGATCATATACCATAGGTTCCCTTTTGTATTTAGTCTCTTTACCAGGGAGTCTTCTTTGATGTGTTGCAATTACAGCATATTGTCCTGCTTTTGGAATATGAAATTTGTTCTTTGCTGAATTCCACTGCATAGACTTATCTGTTTCAATCCACTTCTTTACAGCAGCAGCTTCAACAAGATCAAGTTGTCTCCATACTCCAGCTTCTCTGATCCACATATTATTTTTAGGAGTATGCATTGCAGGATTAGTTAATGAATCTCTTTCTACAATGAATATACCTGTACCTACATCTGGTATAGAAAGCTCATATTCATCACCTTGGAAGAATTCATCAACTGCTGGTTTATTATCTAAAAGCTTTTTAAATCCAAATGTCATAACAACAGTTCCCATACTACCAACCATAACAGAATCACCATCCTTTGCAAGATTTTTATCAAAGATTTCTTTCATCTTATTATATCTTGCTAAGAACCATGCTCCATCAGTAGTAGGTTTACCGTCATCTGACACAAATTTATTATTAAGTGCCTGTAAATTAGCTATACCTTCTTTAGTTGTATGATCAAGATTTAATTCATTACCTTTGCTATCCAGGAATCTTCTTGGATCTGGCATGTATCCCAATCTGTACCAAGTATTACCTTTCTCATCTGTTCTTACAAACTGAGGAGGTACATTCATTTTCTTATCAGTCTTATACCATAGATGAACTGCTTTACCATCAAGCTTAACATGTCCATTTACAGAAGATACTTTACTATTGTGGTCATTTATTTTACCATAACCATCTCCATCATAATCATCTACTGACAACATTGCATTATCTTTCATATCTCCATAGGATAAACTGGAAAGAAATGCTTTTAATTCAGCAGGTTGATTCTCTGTTTGAAGTCTGTTAAAGTATCTGTATTCATGAACAACTGTATCAAGTACAGAAGCTTTAAGATTATCATCTTTCTTTTTCTTAGCTGCCTGAGAACTTTTAATATTATCTATTCTGAATTGTGCATCATCAGCAGCATCAGCATAATTGTTTTGTTTTTCTCCTGTATATTTTTTAGCTTTATTTTCAAAAGCCTTTTTCCATGTATCAAGAATAGCAAGTTGTTCAGCTTCTGTCTTAGATGAATCACCTATTTCAGCATTATACTGATCCCAATCTTTCTTAAACTCTTCATCTGTTACATTATCAAGTTTGGTTTTATTCTTAGCTATGTCTGCTGCTTTTTGTTTCTGAGTAACAGCTTCTGGTTTAACACCTCTTATAATAGCACCTTCTCTTCTTAATTCAGCAGAAGCATAAGCATAGTTTTTAATAAGCTTATCATTAACATCTTTAAATGTTTTTTGTCCTTCAGGAGTAAACATCCAGTTATAGTTGTTTACCAGTTCAACTTTTTGTGCTCTTAAAGCAGCTAAATCACCTACAAGTCTAGCAACCTTCTGTGCATCAGAAGGATCAAGTGCTTCAACTAAACTCTTAATTTCTTTACCATATGCATCCATAGCCTCAGCTACATTATCAAAGTCTTCAATGTTTTTATTGAATTCCTTTTCAATGGTTTTTAATCTTTCAGCTTCTGCTTTAGCCTCAGTATTTCTTTTTTCTCTTAAAGCATCAAGTTTCTTCTGAGCAGTATTCCACTTTTCATAAGTAATTGATTTATCTTTTTTAGCCTGATCTATTTTCTTTTGATGAATATCTTCCATCTCAAGTCTTACTCTATTGATTTCCCAACCAAGATTCTGCATTTCAACAGACTGTTCTGGAGTTGGTTTACCACCAGTTTGAGATCTAAGTTCATCTAATTTCTTTCTAAGTTTTGATAACTTAGGATGTGTTTCTTTTTCTTCAGCAAGAGTACTTACAAGTGCATCATATTCTTCCTCTGCCTGATCAAGACTTTTTCTGGCTTTAGTGACTGATCCTTTTTGAGCTGCCATTTTGTGTTTATAATCCACAAAGGTTTTTAATTTGTTTGGATCAATACCTTGTGCAATAGAGGTTATTTCTGATGAAAGATTTTCTTCTCTAATACCAGAGTCTTTAATTCTATATATAAGGTGAGCAAGTGCTGTTTTAAAGTTTTGAGCATTATCATCTGAATAATCTTCAGATGGTTCAAATACTTCTGCATCAGACATAGCTGAATCTACAGCTTTTGCCTTTTCTTTAAATGATTGTATTACCTGACTTTTTCTTTTGGCAAGTTCTTCTTCAGTAGCATTTTGATAACCAAACTCTGCAGTAAACTCATCAATGCTCATATTTTCTACTTTTGATACATATGCATCAACAGTATCTCCCATCATACCAGCATCATATCTTGCAGCCAAGAATCCAAATGTTTTATCAGCTTCAGCATTTTTAGCTTCAAATAATCTACCTTCTTCTATTGCATCACCAATAGCTTCATTGCCTGTATACATTTGATTATTAGCTTTTATTTGCTCTCTGATATTATCATAGGTTCTTTTAGTATTTCTCCATGCAAGATGTTCCTGTTCTTTTTTTGCTCCTTTATATTCAAAGATAGCTTCAGCTATTCCTCCAGCCCATCCTTCTTTTTTCCATGGAGCTGCTCTAAATGTAGGCATACTCATAGCACCTACAAGCATTCCAATACCAATTTCTTTTTGACCTTCTTTAGTACCATATGTTTCACCTAATGCCTGAGTGATTGCATCAATCATTCCAGCAGATGCTTTAGTACCATCAGAACTATAACTATTTTGAAGATAATTAAGTGCAGTATTTGAGATTACTGATTGCCCACCTTCTTCAACTATACCTTCAGCAATTGGATTTTTTACTACTCTCCAACCAACATCAACAATTCTATCAAGTTTATTGGCAGCTTTACTACCAGTTTTGTAAGCTGCTCCAAATTTACCTGTAAGTAAATCACCAGCTTCTTGTTTAATACCTTTAGTGAAACCAACTTTAGCTTGTGTTCTAAGACCTGGACCAAAGATAGATTTAAACTGTTCAGCATTAGACCAACCAACAAGAGCAAGATTAGCTGCAAATACAGCATTAGCTTGTTTGTTAATAAAGTCAGCAGCCATTCCAAGATCTTCTGCAGATGCATCAGGATGTTCAACTCTAAAAGCTTCCATAGCCTGATCTCTGAAATGTCTAGCTTCTACTCCAGATTCATAACCAGCTCCTGTAATAACTTGTCTTAATGTGTTAACAGCTCTTTCTCCTCTTTTCATTTTTTTAGCTTGATTAACACCTTTCATTAATTGTTTTGCAGTGGCAAGCAACTTAGCTGTTTGTGCTGCTTGAATAGGTGAGGCTGCTCCAGCAGAAAGTCCTGTGGCAGCAGTAAGAATTAATTCAGACAAAATAGCACCAGCAGTAAAAGATAGTGCACCTGATACATCATTAAGCCAGAAATTAGCTGAACCTAGTGATTGAAAGAAACTGGCATCTTGTTCTGCTTTTGTATAATAGTGAGCAAGATTATCATCCATTTTTTCATTCCAATCATCAAGATGTTCTTGAAAATCATTATCAAAGAAAGAACCAAATTCACCAGTAGCAAAAGAGTCACCAAGTCCATATAATGAACCAATGGTTGCACCTGCTACAGCAGTAGCTGTTTTGCCTAAGAACTTAGCAACACCTCTTCCAAGCTTTTCTTTGAAAGGTTGTCTCTGTGCTCTTTCTTCATCCATATCAAGAAAAGGCACTGCATTGACTCCATATCTTAAATATGTACTAAGAGGATCAATGCCTTCATATTCAGTTATTGATGTTTGTCTACCTGTTAACTCAGGTATTCCTGCACTAAGAGTACTTCTTCTTCCTACTCCTTCTACCAATCCAGTTATAGGATTTATAGTATTTTTGTCTGCCATGTTTGTTTAAATTATTTTTGTTCTATAATCTCAGTTCCATTTAACTGTTGTTTAGCTTCTTCTATACTTGTAGCTAAACCACTACTAACTCTCTGTTGAGCTGCATATAAGTCTGCAAGATCGTTATAAAAATTGACAATTTCAAGTTTATGACCATTTATATATCCAACTTTTTTTCCATTCTCTATTTTTACTTCAATATCATGTCCTTGAATTGCTCTTACTTTATGTTGTTGAGCACCATCAAAAGATACTGCATTTACTGCCATATCAGCAAGTACAGCAGGTGTTTGTAAAAATTCAGTTACAAAAGGATTATCTACACCACCTTCTTCAGCACTCATAGGTGAATAAAATTCAATAGGAACTTTTTCTATTCCTCCTTCTACTTTTCTTACAGCATGACCTTTAGCATGCCATAACCTTTTATTACTTTGAATAGTATTCTGAGTCATACCTACATTCTGTGGTTCTATCTCAAGATAGTAACCTGGCATAAATTGATCACCAGGCACACCATTAGGTTTACCTGGAGTAATATATGTCATACTTGATGCCTTAGTCATCAATTGACCTGCTGTCTCTTCCTGAGCTACTTTAGCTCTTTTAGGAGCTATATCAAATCCAGGAAATGTATATATAGTGGTTGTACTTCTTACATGTTCACCACCTTTATTTTGTGACTCTAACCATTTATCAGCAGCTTTAGCTTGTTCTTCTTTGGCTGCATTAAGATCAGCATTAAGCCTATCCTGCATTATAAGCATGCCTTTACTTAATGTTTCATAATCAGTAGGAGTTATATTAGGATCATTTGACATATTTCTTAAACCTTCTTCAAGATCAGCTATTTGAGATTCTATATTAGCTATATTGGCATTTTCTGCTACAGTATTTTGCAATGCAAGATCTAATCTACCTTGAGCTGATTCTGATGCAGCATAAGAATCCTGAATGTCACTTTTAGCCTGCTTTTCAAAAGTAGGATCAATTTTATTCTTTTCCAAATAGTCTGCCTTTGATGAATATAAAGGAAAACCAGTATCTTCATCAACAATCTTATTAACCCAATTTTCATTTAGAATATCATCTGGAGTAATATCTGCATGATATTGCTCAGGTATACTCATCATACCAAGGAATCTATCTCTGGTTGTCTCTCTATTTACTTTTTGAGTATCCAGATAAGTAGTCATTTCTTCTACAGTATTCCCTGCAGGAAATTTTGTTTCTAATCCAATATTAGCAGTTCTTGTACCAGCAGTAGTAATCTTTTCAGTTTTTGCAGCAGCAGCTAAGGCAGCGTCATACTCCTTATCATTAAGATGTTGGAACTTTAACTTCTTATATCCTGCAGCAGATACAGCAGTTTCAACTGCATCATGTAATATCTGATCAGCATTTTCACCATGAAGATCTGCTCTGTCTTTTAGATAAGCCTGAATCTGAGGATTATCTTTAGCTACATTATAAAGATGTGTTCTTAATTCTGATTCTGATACAAACTCTTTAGTGTCATGTCTGTAATAGCCTTTTGGAGTTTTAACATAACCTTTGGATACAAGATCAGATTCCCACTTTTTACCAAAGTCAGTTAAGTAAGCTGGTATATCAACTACATCAGCAAGTTGTCTTCCTTCAAAAGTCCTGTAAGAACCTGGAGTATTCTGATCAAGAGTTCCTTCCCACTTATCAATAAGCTCAATAGCTTTAGTTTTAGTAAGTGCATCTATCTTATCATTCTTTTGAATACCTTGTTTGTAAGCTTCAATTCTGGCAAGGTTATCTTCATAAGCTTTAGCTTCACCTCCAGGTTGAAAGTCTCTTCCAACTTGTCTTACCAGTTCAGATTGCATCATTTTAGCTCTGGCAATATCTCCTGTACTATACAAATTAGTAATCTGATCTATACCTTCCTGTCTTTTCTTCATATATTCAGATACATTACCTGTATCTGTTTTGTAATGAGCAGGAACTTTATCAAAAATAAGTTCAGCAGTATCCTTTTCTAATTGTGTCTTAGCCAGTATCTCATCCCAAGCTTTAAAGTCTGGTATAAACTCCTGGGGAACATAATGCTGCATTCCCCAATCATATTGTACTGGTGTATCAAATCTATTTATTGGCATTATGTTGTACTTTCTTTAGCTTGTCCAACAGCATTATAAAACTTAATGTAATCATTTACATCAGTTGATCCAGATTTTAATCTATCAATAAGTTCTTTTGTTAATCCAAAGTTCTCATATTTAGAACCTAGAATAGCAAGACCTTCTGCAATTGTCATCTTAGCAAGCTCCTGGTTATTTTCAATCATATCTTTAACATACTGTTTCTTGTTAAATTCAGAACCAATCTGACTTAGATTACTATAGAAGTCTCTAACAAATAATCTTTGTCGAGCATCATTCATAGACTGTCTTGTTTGTTGTTCTAATTTAGCAACTTTATCAGATTCACCTGTTTGAAATTTAACATTAGCTTCTGCAGATCTTAATGCATTATTTGCTTCTTGTTCTTTCATCTTAATATCAGATGCTGTTCTTCCAAGTTCACCAATTGCTTTTGATGCAAGTACTTGAGATGTAGTAAAACTACCAGCATTGTTTCTTGCATTTTCAATTGCAGCATTAGTATAACCTCTTGCTTCATTAAGTGCAGAAGTATAGTTAACTCCAAGACTTTCCATAATTTGTTCAACTTCTGGAATATTCATATTCTGTTGTAACTTTTCTCTTTCAGCAGGTTTAACTGAATCTAAAAAGCTTTGTACTAATGCAGAACCTTTTAATCCAATAGCAACTTTATTAAGGTCAAAATCAGATTTACCACCTGTTGTTGATTCAGTAGGAGTACCAGTGAATACATTATCAGTAGTAAGTTTTGTATCATCAGTAGCATAATCATTTGGAGTTGCTGCTACTCTTGGTTTAACCTGTAAAGCATCAGGAACAGTTATACCTTGTCCATTACCTCCAAAAGGATCAAAACTTCCATTCCATGTTCCAGTAGTAGTTGGTTGTTGTTGAGATGTTGAATCATCATAAAGTTTAGGTCCTGAAACTGGAGGAATATAACTATTATCAATAGGTTTTAATTCACTGGGAGCTTTTGTAGGATAATCACTCAATCCTAAATTCTTAAATCCTGTAAGAATAGGATCTTCACCAGGAGGATCACCTAAATAACCACCTGGAGCATATGATTTCTTTCTCATACCACCACCTGAACAATACTCAAGTAACTCACCACCATATTTGTGAATAAGTGTTTCTCCAAGATTCTTAATTTGTTTAACTGCTTCATTTCTTTTAGCAAGTTGTTCCATCTCAAAGTTTTTACTTCTCTTATCTATATCATTAAGGTCAGAGAATTTGTATTTTTTATCTATCATTTTTGACTTATCTGAAAAGAGTATTCCATCTGTATCTTTTAATCTGTCAGAAAATATAAAGGGTTGATTATTATTAATATCAAATCCTGTTTCACCTCCTTCAACTTCTGCATCTGGAGATGCTGCATTAACATTCATATTCTGATCAATTGGTATTCCACCATTCTCATGACTTGGACCTTCAAATTCAGTTAGCTCACCACCAAAAGCTTTTTTATTATGAGCTATCTTTTTAAATGTTTTAGCAAGATTATATCTTTTAGAACCTGGAGGACATGAATCACTTCCAAATTTCTCACCTGTACATACACCTTCAGTACCTCTACGCTTTATAGATTCTGTTGCTTTTTGAATCCAACCACCTTTTGCCATAAAAGGATTAGTATCATTCTTCATCATACCCATAGGATTCTCTTCCATATGAGCAGCAGATCTTCCTGTTTTAATAGCTTCCTGTACTCCTTGTACACTTTGCTGTATAAGACCAATTAAGGCAGCATAACCACTTCCCTGTCCACCAAAACCATTTGCTAAAGTTTTAGCACTATCTACAGCTTTGTTTACATCACCACCATCATTCATAGTACCAATCCACATTTTACCTTTTTTAGGATCATTCTTTTTAGCATACTCTAAAAGTTGTGCTAATGGTAATTTAATTTTTTTCTTCATAGTTCCTCCATTTTTAAATAATTAATGTTTTGATACAAATGTTCTACTATTAATGATGTCCAGAATAATCTTTATATCATCAGTATTCTCTTTTGTAAAATATAATCTGACAAGATGATATTTATCTTTCATATCAGCTAAATTGTATTCAGATTTATTATAGTCTATATTATCTGTAAATGTAACACAATCAATATATCCTTGTCTTTCTGAATCTGACAGGTTAAACTGATCAGCCAATTCATCAAAGTTTGATGTAATAGAAGGTTGATCTATTGATAAATCTCTGATAGCTGATACTTTATAATCCTTTTCAGTAAGGATAACATCTTTTTCTGTATTGGACCAACCTATCCTGTTACCATGAGGGTTAACCTCTTTATCAAGATATATAAGCTTTTGATCACCTGTAGATTGATTGCTATTATAAATTAGCATTTTATCAAATGTTTTATTAGCAACATCAATCCATCTCTTATTATTTACATCCCAGACTTTTGATCTGGAATACCAATGAAGAGCATGCAGATCATCTGTAGGTAAATTATTGATTGTATAGTCAACTATAAAATCATATTTATCTCCATAGTAAGTTGTAAAGTTTCTATCTACATGTTTCCAAGCCTGATTATCAAAATTAAAGCTGAAGAAAGTATCTCCATTATTCATCATAACAGATGGTTGATAACTATGATAACTAATCCAGGCTTGTACTAAATAACTATAACTTATTGTCCAGGATTCATTTGTAAAATACTTTGGATCACCAAGAGGTACAAAAGTTTCAAGACCTGTTTCAGATACATTTATCCATGTATTTCTTGCTGGAAGATAATAGAATCCAGCTCTGTTCATTCCATTAGTATTATATTCTCCATTGAACTTTTTTGGTAAGAAATCAGTTTTATGAAGTATATATCTTTTATATCTTGGATCAAAAGTTGCATCTATACCTAATCCATTAATAGTAGTTGTACTATCTGGACAAGTATGTTCTATTTTCCATTCATCAAGTAAACATAAAAGTTTACTTGGTAACTCTTCTTTGAACCAATTGACAAGACCTCTGTTAAGAGGTTGTAGACCATTGGCAGTATAATTAAATACTTCACCACTTTGTTGATCAACATAAGTCCAACCATACTCTGAAAGTACAGCATTAAATCTTCCCTGATTACCACCATACCCCCAATCAACTTTAATATATTCCTGTTCTGGAATAGCTAAGAAATCACCAATACCTGTATAAACAGTATCTTCATCTGCCTGTAAGGTTCTTGCATTTGGAGTTATAAAGAATGAGGAATTTTCAGTAACAACCAACATTCTGTTTCTGTCATATTTTACATTAGTTATTTCACCAGCATGTGTTCCTATTGTAATTCTATCTAAAGGTTTAAAAATTCTCATAGCATCAGCTAATTCTTCATCAAAAGCTTTTGCTGACCATATAGCTGTATTAGGTTCTCTATCATTACAATCATCACAATAATCATAATTCTGACCAAGACTTATATAATTATTTTCACCAAATGCTTTTAAAAGATTATAATCTGGATTGTACCAATATAATTCTGGTAAGAGTATATCTCTTATCTTGTATCCTTTATCATTATTCTGACTATCTGAACAATCCTTATCATCATCTTCACATATAGTTACATATTTATTTTTGTAGTATCTCTCAAGATCAGCTATGTAATCTGTTCCTGATCTGAAGTCACTAAACTTTTTAGTTAATTCTCCTTCTCCTGTATGTCTCAAATCAAAGTTAACTGTTGATTCAGAATAAACTGTATCAAGCAATTCAGATATAAATAATACTGAACCATCTCCAAACAAAGGAGCATCAGATGCTTTAATGAATGGATCAATTGTACACTCTGCATATCTACCTTCAATGTTTTCAGCAATAACTGAAGCTGTTGTTACAGCAGTTATTCCAACTGCAGCAATGATTATTGCTGCTACTGCAATAGAACCACCATAAGTTACCACTGCAAGAACTGCTGATATTACAATTCCTATTATTGCCCATATAGAATTTGTTTGAGAAGGATCAACATCTGATAACCATGATCTGATTAAATCAAGATAGTTAATAAATGTATCTCCACCAAATACTTCAAATGTTCCTGAACTGCCAAAGAAAGGACAGCTATGTGTTCTGTAATAAATTAAACTATCAAGATTACAATATACTTCAGCATCTCTTTTTAAATAGGTATATTGTAATTCAAATAAGTTTCTATCAGGAACTTCAGAAGTTTTTATATAATTTATCTTATTGTCCCATAACAGATTTACTACTTCTTTATCACCAACTGTTTTTGATAGTGCAGATACAATTTTATTTTGTTCTATATCAATCTTATGAGGATTGATATCAATAATAGAATCTCCTCTATATATTCTGTTTCCTATAAATAAATCATCTCCTCCATACTTTCTTGCAGCTTCATTATATATATTATCACTACTTGTTTGATGAGCAGTATTAAATCCTACTTTATGATTTATATAAGCATAATCAGCATTTTGAATTCTACCATTTACTTTAATATCAGGTGAGATAAATTCATTATCCTGAGTTGCATTATGATTCATAGATACTACAACTGATCTTTCATCAGTTGAACATGTAGAATGTAAAAATCCTGCAGCAAGTACTGTCTTTGTGAAATCATCTCTATTTACTCTAACAAAACTATGTCCTATAATATCAGGATGAGGATATGTTACATTGCTGAATAACACACCTAATGGTCTTATTGTATTGGTATCATAATCATAATGTGGAACTAAATTTCTATCTGGAAGTCTATGATGTCTAATAGGTGTATTGATTAGTTCATTACCACAAGAATCTACTCCCCAAATAGATTTACCTTCACAATCATATATAGCAGGATAACAAGCATTAGCACATTCATGATAACCCATTGTACCTCTCATATCACCAGTTATCTGAGCAGTATTTTCATTCTGCCATGCTTCTTCTCCATAAAGAAGTTGATCAACATCAACAAGTCCTGATATAGGATTTGGTGTTTGATTACCAAGTCCTCCAAAATTAATTGGTATAACAAAAGAATCTCCATTTACATTATTAGCATTTGTATTGACAGTTAGGTTTCCTGTTGAGTAATCAATAGTTCCAGAAGGAAATATGAAAGTCATATAACCTCCTTCAGGTTCAAAAGAACCTGATGGTGTTTCATTAACTGTTCCATGGAAATCAAATTCAAAAGTTGGATTTTGTAATGATATAGGATCAAAATCATAAGTAATCTGAATTTCTATAGTACCATCAAGATTTACTACTTTTCTTATATTTGTAAACTGATATGCTATTTCTACTTCTTCTGTTCCTGTATATATTGGTTGAGCATCAAATTCAGTTTTACATTTACCAGGAATATGAAAGGCTGGTGAATCAAATCCTTGTTTAAAATGAAATATTAAACCATAGGCAATAATTTCATCACCCATTTCAGACATTCTTTTAAATGTAGTAAGAGGATTTTTAGGATCACCAAGATTACCTGATTGAGCTGCTACTTCTTTCCATACAAATTCTGTATTGATTTGACTAACTGCTCTTTGAAAGTCTGACCAGTCTGTTATATCTTTGGTTAGATTATATCTAACAAGTCTTCCATCAACTATTTCCATAGCTCTTGAACTAACATATCTGTCCTTAATGGTAGTTAATTCTGATAATGAACCAAGAGTATCTCCATTTGCAAGATTATATCCTGTAAACAGATATTCAGTTGTATCAGAAGTAATTGGAATAAGATCTCCTTTTTGAACTACTTCAGTAGTTACACCATCTCCTGTTCTTGCCACTACAGCATATACTCTTGCATATTTAAATCTGGTATCCAGATTTCCAATATGTAAAAGAACTGATTTATTTGTAACCAGTTGACCACCTATCTGTGCAGTAAATTGGGTAGATAAATTATAACCACCATCCATTTCATGCCAGTTACCACTATCTGTTTTTTCTCTATCAAAGTTTTCATTATAGATTGTTACTGATTGAGATATTGGACCAAACCCTATTGAGTTCAAATCATCATCAAGAACTTCAACTGCAAATTTCCATAGACCAAGTTCCATTTGACCACCTGAATTTCTATGCTCTGCATCCATAATACATGGTTGTAGATATTCAGGTTCAAGTTTCATTTCATTACAATCCCATAAATCATTTTCATTTGCTTCTTTTACTGTATAGTGAACAAGGTTTATTTTTCCAGTAATAGGATCAGCCAGTTCATAAGTTTGAGTAAATCTTTCCAGATCATCAATGTCAATAAATTTATCATAATTAAGTCCGTCATAAAAGTAAACAGTTCTTGCACATCCTCTTCTGTTTCTATACTTACCTTTAATCATGTTACACTCATCAAAATCAAGACACCTTGTATCTACAAGATGTTCATATTTACATCCTTTTGAAGCAACACCAATTCCTGATTTCCCTGTAGTTCTATTTACACTAAAGATAAGTATTTCATCATTACCCATATTAACACCTTTACTTACAGGAATATATCCTTCAGGTAAAGACCAACACTGTTCATTACCTGGCTCATTTTGAATTGAACCAGCATCTCCATCAAACTCATCATAAATACCATTGAGAACAAAGTTCACAACTTCTTCACTTTGTTTAATAGGAGCAGTATCTCTGTCTAAACCTTTTACCAAGGTGTTAACATTGTTTGTAATATTATCTCTAGTCATTAGTTATAATAATATTTTGTATTCTTGTCACCTATTTTATAAGACCAGGTTGCTGGACTTTTTAATATTCTGGATTCATTATACATAATAGAGAAATGATTCTTCATATCAATTCCACTTAACTTCATAATTCCTTTTGCTTCAAGCATACTGTTTCTGGATAAAGAAATATTTTCTTTGAACATATTCATTGCAAGCTGAGGTTCAACAGTAGTTCTTCTTAACCAGTATTGAGCCATTCCAAAATGAGCCATGGCTAACCAAAGTTGTTCAGGATGAGAAGGAGCAAGAAAGTTATCACCATCATTTGCTTCCTTTACATATTCAATACAAACTGTTCCTGAAGATATTTCAGTAAGTAAACACAAATCCTGAGTAATACTAAATTCAGTATAATCATTTCTTGCATATTCCTGATGAATACTGTCATAGCATTTTCTGGTAAAATAATCTTTATGTGTTCTACCAATATATCTCATTGGTTTCCAGCAATTCTCCCAATAAGGTGTTTGTAAAAATAACTGGTAGTTTAAACTACAGCACGTATTAGCACTTGAACTAAATGATTTTTCAACTGTTGTAACTTTTGTAGCACCACCTGGAAGTGTTGTTTCTTCAGTAGTAGTTTCAGTAGTAGTTTCATTGCAGCTTGGACAATCAGTTTCATCATCATCTGCAAGAGCATCTTTATAATTATCATATTTAACACAAGAATTTAGTGAGGATAACTCTTCATCAGTAGGAGACTTGTATAAAATACTAATTCCTGTGATCTTTTTAAGACCAGCAGGAAGTTGTCCCTTGTGATTTACAATATCTATGAAAGCAAGGTCATGTATAAATCTGTCATGCATATTAACTGTTCTTAGTTTTTGTAATGCCCATGATTCCCATTGTTGCACATCATCCAATTCTCTTCTGTAAGTATTAGGAATGTAGTTCATTACATGCCTTAGAGGTTTATATTCTAGTGTTCCTATTTCCATTAGTATTCTATTAATCTATTTATCATTGAAGCATCTTTCATTAAGTTCTTAGAAATAAATTTCCAATTATGAGGTGTTAAATCAAATCTCCAATGCCATTTGTATGCAAACTGTTTTCTATCTCTAACCCATTTCAATAAAGGACAATATCCTCCTGTATGATAGTTATTATGATAGATATATTTTCTATCTTCTTTTTCTACTGTTTTATTGTATTCTCCATATTTTTGTTCAGTGGCGTATAAGTTTATTCTTCTTCCTTTAGGTTTCCACTTCTTTAAACATAGATCACCAAGAAAATTTGGTATAACAAAACATTTTCCAGATATCAAATATAACATTACATATTTAAAATATACCATGATTACATTTTTCCATTCTTTATAAGAAAGAGTATAATCATGTTCAACTATTTCTTTCTTATTAAAATATGGTACTGGTATTGTTGTGCTATTTACATCATACCACTTGTAATCATAATTCAAATATAAATCCTTTAATGTAATTCTTTTATTCATTCTTATTGTCTCAAATCAGGATTGGAATTAGAAGTAATGTCTACACCTAATTGTATTGATATACCTAGTTGCTGTGCAGCCATATTATATATATCATATACTTTTCCTCCTTCAAGATCAAAATCTAAATCTCTGATATCCAAACATGGATTATCTTCTGAGCAATATTGTATACCTTCCCAATCAAGAAGATTATCCCAATAACCAGTAACCATTACTGCTGGATAAAGAAGATTGTTCCAAATAATTATTTTTTGATTTCTAATCATATATCCGTGTTTACCACCAAGTATATCATCAGTCTTCACATCTTTAATTTCCTCTTCATTCCTATTGGGAATAAGAACATCTCCTAATGTATGAATTTTAATATGATCTTTTGTTCTTGATGTTGCTACACCAGGAATAGCATATTTTGATTTCAATACTGTACATCCAACTGGAACACAATCACAATCATGTGACTTTGTTTTTTCTAACTCTATACAAAAAGTCCTATATTCAAAATCAGATACTTTATCATCTTTACTAAGTGTCTGATCTCTAAGTTTCATCTTAGCATTGTTAAGAGCTTTATATATATCTTTATCTGTGAATCTTGTACTATCAGTATGTTCACCAGTTACTGTTCTAAACTCAGCTATATGATCTTTAATCTTTCCCATTTATTAATTTGTTTTTAATGTACCTAATACAAGATCTACTGCAAATCTTTCATTTGTTTCTACATCAACTCTATAAACAACATCTTCAATAGAATGTAATGTTAAACAAAAATCTCCTTTTCCTTTAGAGTAAAACATGAAAGGTTCTGCAACATGCATTCTATCACATACAACTTTATACTGTGTCATACAAATAATTTTTCAGGTGATATCTCAGCAAGTTTTATTAATTCATATGTATCATTTTCATGATATATCCAAACTATATAAGAACTTCCAAACTCAAGATTTGTATTTTTCTCAAGTATGTACTTATACATAGATACCTGTAAACTATATTTATTAAACTCACAATCATCTAAATGATTAAAAGGAGGATAAAATTTAGAGAATCTATTTGTTCTGTTAATTTTTTTATCAGTCTTGTAATCATATAAATGAAGTAACTTAGTGTTTAGATCGTAAAATATAGCATCAACTTGTCCTGCATAACCTAACTCACTATCTCCTACAACAAACTCTAATCTAACTGGAATAAGATTAGGATGATCTTTCATAAATTGATCAGCCATTCTATAACATTTAGTTACACTCTTTACAAAGTCATCCAAGTCAGATTGAGTCTTTATAAAAGATAAAGAAATATTTGGTTTCAATATCTTTGATCCCCATTTGTTTTCAAGATAATAATGTGTTAATGTTCCTCTTGTCCTTCCTATAAGTCCCTCATGTTTCCATTGATTTCTTATAGAACTGGGTGAAGCAGTCAAGAATAGACTGCTATCACCACTGAGTTCTGTATATAAAAGGAAGGAATCATTAATCATTATGTGATTCTCAGGAACATTTTTGGACTTGTCACTTTTGACAGTATATCCATTTGCTTGTAAAGCCTTATAAACAGACCAATACTCTGCTTTAAATGGTTCCTGTAATTTCTTCAGTTTAGTAGTAACAGACTCTAATTGAGAATCTGTATTAATGTCAATATACTTATGTCCTTGTTCAAAAAACAAAATATTGTTAAACTTATTAAGTTCAACCAATACTGTTTCTAAATACTTTTCCACCAAATACTATTTTATTATTATTAAAGTCAATTTGTATAGCATGAGATTTACCATCTTCATCTAAATAAATAGCTCCAAATCCATTTCTCCATGCCTCCTTTTGTTGTTTACTCATATAATTAAATACTTTGGCTTCTTTATTTCCCATCCATCCAAGATTCAATACTCTACAATGTGAGTCAGCATAACTATTTTGTCTATGTGTATGAACAAATACTGCATTTCTTTTAAGTTCAGTTAAGTGCTTATGAGCTGAATGTTTATTACACCAATGCCCATGTAATATTGTAGTATCTCCAAGTGTAGCTTCTGCATTTACAGAATCAGTTAATACAGTATAACCTCTTTCTTCAAGAAATAAAGCTTCAGCAGGAGACTTAACAACTTTCTTACCTAACTTAGCCATATCAACTTCTGCAAGTCTTTGGTCATACCATGCTTCATGATTACCATACAAATATAATTTTTCAATATCAGGATTGATTTGATCTAATCTATCTAATATTGTATTACCTGCATCATACTCATCTTCAAGTAACAATCCAGGAATTGTAATCTTTCCTTTATTATGTCTTGATATGCTATGCATATCTAAAAAATCACCAATAATAAAATGTCCTTTAAGTAAATCTTCTTTTGTTAAATATTCAAATAGTTGTAAAAAACAACTAAATAAATTAAGATTAATAAAAGGAGCATGCCAACAACCTGTAATTAAATAATATCCTGGTTCTTTATACTCAGGAGATTTATTATCCCAGCTTGTACTGGAATATTTTATTAGTTTATCTGTTCTTTTCATAAATATTTTTTTAATGATTCCTTATAATTTCCATTGAAGGAAATAATATTGTGTAAAGATAATATTAATTTTTAACAATGTCAAGTATTTTTTCCAAGTTTCCCTAAAAAGAAAAAGGAGAAGGCATTACACCTTCTCCCTCAATCATGAAAACTAACCAACTAACTAAACAACTGGATTTTATTGTTCACTTGTTTTCTTTAATATTTTTTCACTACTGCGTGAAATTGCATAAACACCCATATAGCCTCCCATTATACTAAGTATAGTCATTACAGGAGTAGTTTCCACACAAGGAAACTTTCCACTTATACATCCAATAAGTACCACTATCATTGTTAATCCAAACAACAAAGTATTAATAGGTCTATGGTAATTTTTAATAGCTTCTAAAATATTCATTATCGTAATTGTCTTATAAGTTCATCTAATTTTTTATCTATTTCCTTCATATCTCTTTTGATCTCAGGAAATGCTTCCATTCTGACTTTTATCTCTCTCACATCTGCCTTTAATAAACCAAGTTCATTTACAGCCTGATCATGCTGAGTAATCTTCTTTTCATTATTTAGTACTCTTGCTTGTAATGTAAAATACAAACCAGCAACAGTAATAGAATAAATTATTAAAGAAGTTATTACAGCCCAAAAAGTTTTAATGTTAAGAGTAATAGTCTTTTCAGTAATCATATTATCGTTAGCCATTTTAAGATATTGTAATGTCAGCCTCTGCTGTACATGAATATTCTGAGCAATTTACATCCACTGAATATAAACCAAGAACTGCAGTAGTAATTACTTGAGTAGTTTCACCTGTACTCCATAAGTAACTGACAGTTCCTGAACATGTAGGGGTCAGTGTTGCTGTTAAAGTTCTTTCATCACATGTGACAGTAATTGGATTACCATCACCACCTGATATAGCCATTGTTACACCTGCAGTCAATATAATTGAATTATATTCAGATGATGCAGTATCAATAACTGATGTAGAAGGTAAAGCCAAACCTGTTATATCTCCACATAGTGTAGAATAAGTTTGTTTTAAAACTTCTGCTGCTAATGTAGATACTGCTTTTATAACAGTAGTAGCATTAGCTGGTGTTGATCCATCTATATCAAAATTGATATCTGAATCAGTAGATTTAATAGCTACCCAATCTCCTGTTGGAGAATGTTTAGCTCTAGTTTTGATTGTAAAGTATCCACCTGCAGTAACATTACATGTTACATTAATGTCTGTAATAGCTAAACTGATTTGATTAGCTACAGCATTTTTAATTACAATATCAAGTCTTGGTCCAAGTAAAGCATAATTGGAACCATCAAAGATTAAATCTCCACCTGATACTGTACCTGCAGGTCCAATCAAATTAGAACCAGTAGGACTAACATCAAGTACATAAGCTGTTTCAATTGCACCATCCCAATGGTAAACCTTAACATCTTCAAGATAACCTCCTACTGTAATTAAATCTGTAAACACATCTACTTGTGAAGCTTGTGTATACATATAAGTTCCAGTATCTGTAATAACAGTATTGGAAATAACTGAAGGTGTTCCACAATCTTTTGTTACTTTGAATCTTACTTTCTCTGTTACATAAATATCATCTGCAGATATTGTTGCATTCCAGGCTGAGGTTGCTGTATCTGGATTCTCAATTGAATAATCATAATCACATGAGTTTGCAACTTCTGCAATAGTAACACCATTATTATTAATGGTAACTACTTGTGTTTGAGTTGAACAACCATCAGTTAAAGAATAAGTAAATTCATAAGAACCTGTATCTGTTGTACCATCTTCAAACTGTACTTCTGGTGTATCATCTACACCAACTGGATCATTAAGAGCATAAGCTCCTGACACAGTATCTACAGTAAAAGTTTGAGGAAAACTAGGTGCTCCTGTAATAGTCCAGGTTCCACCTGTATCATAAGTTCCACCAAGTAAATCAAGTAAATTATATACAGTCTCGTTTGATAAACAAGTTTCAGTGGTAGTTGTAGTACCTACATAAGCACAATCAGATGTTACTGTTACTGTAACTGAACTGGAATATATTCCTGACCAGTTAGCAACTTTGTAATCATAAGTGCTTACACCTCTAAATCCAACAGCAGGAACAAATTGAATTGTACCTGCACCAGTATTTACATTTAATGATCCTTCCGCTACTGGAGGATATGAAGTTATTACAATTGAACCTGGATTAATATTTCCTGTATCATTTGCAAGAACATCATAATCTGTTGGAGTACTTTCACAACCTTGACAATAAGCATCAGCATTAGCTGTAGGACCTGCTATACAATCAAAAATTATAACAACTTCTACAGTTCCTGTTTCATCTCCTTCATCAGTAGGAAGTTTCCATCTTACAGTTTCTGTACCTGATGGAGCTCCTGTAAAAGTATATTCTATTTCATGATCAGCATTAAAATCAACCTGACCAAAAGCAGTTGTCATAGAAGCTGTTTCACCAATTCCTGATGCCACTTGAGCTCCTACAGCAATAAATTCAAATTCTTCCCAAATAGGGTTACAGTTACTTGTTACAACAATATCATCTAAATCAATTAGAGTAACAGTAAAAGGTGTACCTGTAGCTTGCTCATCACAAGTTAATCTTCTGGTATATCTAGGTGCTGTAATACATGAACCTGGAGAACCACAATTTACATAATCAACAGTAAATGTTCCAGTAGAACTTGTATTACTATTTACATCTTCAACAGTCCATGTTGCAGTATATGTACCTGCTGGTCCTAAACTATTCTGAGAGTAAGTTATGCATCCATTTTCATCAACTTCATGAAATTGAAAATAAGGACTTGCTCCTTTATCCCAACTAAAGTCTAATGTTGACCAATTAATTTCACCAATGCATGAATCTGCCTGAAGGCAAAATACATGTTGAGTGGAAATATCTTGTCTTACACAAATAACTTGTTGTTGATTTTGTGCAAGTGGGGTACAAAATTGAAAGGTATATTGAGTTGTTAACTGACATCCACTACCATTAGTAACAGTCACATATATAGGTGAACTGGTAACACTTGGTCTATCAGTTTTAATTTTTAGTTTTATTACGTCAGTTCCCTGACCTGATACTAAACTGAATACAGAAGTATCATATGTCCATTGGTAAGTTGCTCCACTGGTAACTCCAGTGTGCAATGCTGTAAGCTGTAAATCTAATCCACTTAGCTGATCACTAAAACCAGTACTGGTGAGATCATCACATGGAGAACCAACAGCTATATCAAATGTAGCTTTACATCCTTTTGAGTCAATGACATGTAAGGATATATCAGCTTGTTCTGCACATTCCTGACTATTAAAGGAAATAGTAGTTTGTATGATACCATTGTCAGATGTTCCTGATGGAGTAGAAAAACTTTCTACACAATTAGGATCATTGTTAATCCATTGGTAATCATAAGGAGCTGTACCTGATGATGCTACACTAACTATTTTAGTTACAGTTATCATTTATTGTAATATTTGTATTGTTGTTAAAATGCAGGATTCAGGATTGTTGTTAATGTCAACAACATTTAACTGACTGCAATCTTTACTTGTTGAACTTACACATGGACCAATTGCATCACAATCATAAATAGATCCTACTAAGTCAGCATAACATCTTTTAAATGCTGCATACAAAGCAGTAGTTATCTCACAATCTGAATTATCTATCAGCCAGAGATAAGCACTAATTTCTTTTATTTTACTGGAAGGATCACCATTACATTCAATACCATATTTAGCATTGTTAACTTTCTCCTCCACTAATTTAGCTAAAGCACAAACAAAAGTTGGTTCTTTAGCTACATCCACATTCTGCAATTGAGCCATCTGTTATTAATTTTTGATTTAATTTTTCTACTAACATAGAAAGTAAACCACATGCAATTTCACAATCACAATCTACTGTTGTACACTCTACACTTTTAATTATTCCCTCATATAACATATGAGCATCATAATCTCCATCAGCAATTAGTCCAGGTATTTTACATTTAATAATAGGACTAACAAATGCACATGCTTGTTCTGTAATAATACTACCATCTTCATATTCAGCTTCTATTGTCACACCATATATTCCATCTGATAATGTACCAGTCTGAGAATAAAAACATGGTTGAACACATAGTTCACCATCCACAATAAGACATGAATTAGATACAGAGGTATCTTCAATACAATCTGAAAAAGTAAGTTGTGTTGTATCAGTTCCAACGTTTTTAAAAGTAACTGTCTGAGGAACCAGACCAGGAACAAATCCATCAAACTGTAAAAGTATGACTGAGTTTGTACCTATACCATCTGTAAAGGAAATAGTAAATGTACTATCTACATTATTATTTACAAGCCAGGTATTAACCATGGCTTCCAGAGCACTCATAAAAGCTGACTTAACTCCTGCAACTAAGATTTGATACTCTGTTGGTGATACCACAAAATTCTTTTCTACACCATTTAAAGCAACAGTAAACTCAGTTATATAATTATAGCTGAATCCTCCTAACTCTAAATCAGTTTGTAAATTATACCAACAAGCATCACTGGAGAATTGAGTTAATTCTCCAGTGTACTCACTTGTATTACAACAGTTTATAATGGATGTAATTGTTACTTTAGTTAAATCAGGATCAGTAAAACTGATTTGATCTGAACTTAAACAAATTGCTTCATTATCATTTTTAACTGTTAATGTTAACATTATTATTCTTCTATTTGTTCAGATTGTTTAACCAATCTGAGATTTTGTTTATCAAACGCCCATGTAGATTTGTCTTCAATCTCCTTAGCATCAAGGAAAATATCAACAGTTTGAATCAATTGACGTTCATAATTTTGCTGAGACAAAGCAGCTTGTTGAATTATACCAAGAAGTTTATTTTTAAAATTTTCTGGAAATTCTATTACTGCTGGTTCTTTAGTTGTCTTTTTTCTAGTAGCCATAATTAAAATAATTTTCGTTTAATAGTAAGATTAATTCCTACTTGTTTGTTATATTGTTCAATATTATTAGTCCATTTCCAATCCATACCTAAAGTTATTAACCAGTTATTAAATCCATAATCAAATTCAATACTATTAAAAATATCTCTTGTAGAATTATAACCAAAATAACCATAGAACCAAAAAGGAACTATATACACACTAAATCCATCTTGTTTAACTAATCTGAATTTATTTTTAAAAAAGAAAGTATAATCAGAATTAGTCCCTGATATATCAGTAACTATTCCTATACCCCCCTCTCCTTTAATTACACCATCTACATCTACTGTACCATAAACTCTTGCTTCATAACTATTTCCAAAAGTATGTTGAAGTGCTAATTCTACATTAGTACTTACTTCACATTGAGAATATGTTGTGAAGGAAAGTAATGATAATAATAGTGTTAGTATAAAGTGTTTCATTATAATACATGTTTACCTTCTACTCCTCTCAAAACTCTATCTTTAGTTCTGGATTCAAGAAGTCTTTGTGCTCTTGTAAGGAATTTAATACTTTGTTTATTTTCCTTACAAGGAAACTTTTTGTTTAAGCCTGTTAATCTATCTATTAACATTGCAAGAACTTCCTCATTAGTAGTTCCATCATTGACTGTCTTAGAGTCACCATCGTTGTTTACTTTTACTTTTTCTATAAATTGAATAACCTGAACTGTATCAGGATTTTCAAAATTAGATAGTTCGTATTTGTGATTTTCAGTTAAAACTTTCATAATTGCAAAGTTACATAAAGTTTCTTACAATGTCAAATTTAGTTTCCTCTTTCAGCAATTATCTCTTGTGCATCTACTATTACATCTGCTGCATCAGCAGGTTCTAAGTTCCAAGGTTCTACTTGAAGTGCAGCTTCAATAGTAGCTGTGTCTACTCCACTATCTATTTCTGCAATTGCATATTGTACTGCATCAGCATTAGGTGGCTGTAGTGATTTCATCTGAGCTATCTCAGATTGTAGCTGTCCCTTATTTGAATTAAGGTTTGCTATTTCATTGTCTATAGCTGTTACAGCATTCTCTAATCTCTTTACATTCTCCAATACATCAGGAGTTTCAAAGTCAGATAAGAATTCATTTACTGTTCCAGGTCTTCTTCTTATATTATTACGTGCCATTTTTTTATTGTTTTAATTTCCAACTATCCACCAAGCTGTACCATCGCAAACAATGGTTACTACATCATATTGAGTAGTCATGGTGTGACTTGTTGATGTACCCTCTAGGTTTTCTGTACCATTTGGATTAATGATTACATTACCTGTGGTTCCTAATTTTTTTATTTTATATTCTCTTCTAGCTACTTTTGCCGCAACAGGCAGGTTAATTGTAACCGCTGCACCTGCTGTATCATCATCTACTAGTATTACATAATCATGTGCTGCTGTATAAGTGGTGGATGTTACAGTAGTAACAGGTTTATGTATTGCTCCAGTTTCTATATCTAATGCTCTAAAGTCATCAGCAGCAGTTATTACTGGCTGTATATATACTGCTCTAGTAATACCATTCGCCCCACCTGTTTGATTTATCTGTGGTCTAATGTATAGAGAAAAATACCTAGCTGTTCCAGAGGTAGGATTAAAACTTCTAACTTGATATATATCTCTTGCTTCTCCACTAGTAGGTGTTAATACAGCACCAGTAAATCCAAAGTGAGCATTAGTTCCTGTATCATTATCATAGTTGCTAAAAAATCCTAATCCTCTTCCTGCACTACTTCCAGATGATATAGCTGTACCTGAAAAATTCCAGATCACAGGAGCATCATTACCTATAGTATTATCACCAAACCTAAGAGCATTATTAACTTGTAATTCTACATTAGTAGTAGCTCCACCAGAAGGTCCATTAATATATACAGCTCCTGTAGTATAATCTATTCTTACTCCTTCATTAGCTCCACCATTAAGTGAAGTTAATATTAAGTCATTACTAGTTCCTTCTAGTCTTATTCTTTGTCTATTAGCACTATTGGTAAAGTAGATATCAGAATGATTAGCTGCTCCACCAGAGTCCATATAGAATATAATATTGGAACCATTACCATCTACGTGTAGCTTACCTGATGGAGATGTAGTGCCTATACCTACATTGTAATTATAATCTAATGTCATAACTCTAGTCCAAGTAAGGTCAGATCCATAAGCTCCTAAGTGTAACTTACCATATCCTAAACCACCATGTTCTTGTCCTTGAATAAATCCAGTGTTATTTCCATCTATTGTAAAGGCAATTGCTGCTGTACCAAATGTCGCAGCCACATTCTCATTATTTATAAGAACCATCTGGCTACTATTTGCTCCAGTTCCAGCACCTGCATCATCAGATATATGAAGATTAGTAGTAGGTGTAATTCCTATTCCTACATTGCCATTATCAAATACTACATCCCCTTCATCAGAGTATATAGAATAATAAGTTCCAGTCACAGCAGTAAGAGTAGGGTTAAGATAAAGACCTATTATATCTCCAGTAGCTGTGCCAGCTTGATTAACAGTAGGTCTTATGGATGCATAGTGAAAATTATGTGTGCTTGAAGCAGCAGTAATATCTCCACTTAAATCAAACAATTGAGATGTACCAGCAAATGTGTTAGTTCCATCTCTCTTAATGTTGAATCCCCCAGCATACCAAATATTAGATATTGAAAATCTTTGACTAATTCCTCTACCTGTACCTGTATGATGTGTATCTATAGCACCACTATGCCCAAAAAAGTAAGCCCCATTAAAGTTTAAATTACCATCATATGATATATTTATATGATTATAAGTATTTCCGCTATCTGTAATAACTAATGGACTGCCATATGTGTCAGCGATAATCTTAACACCACCACCACTAGTTGTATAAGTAAATTGAGGCTCCTGAACTAAAGCTCCACCATTAGGAACTATTATCTGATCATCTACCCATGTAACTCCACCAGTAGATAATTCAGTCCACAAATCAGCAGCAGTACGTTCTCTAAAGATACCAGAGGCATCAAATACTGGATAGTAAGCACTAGTTCCAGAATTGAAAGTTCCTATACCATATACTCCATATTCTATTAAACCATTATCATAGTTCTTGAACATTGATGTACCAGAACTATTTCTAGATTCTATTGCTACTGTAGCAGATGTAGTACCAGGTCCAAATACAGATAATCTTCTATTAGTTAAACCATTATTACCAAATCCAAACTCATGAGAGGTAGTTATATTCATTCCAGCAGTACTGGAAGAAGGATTATTAAAGTATCCTAATCTGAATATATCAGATAAAGAGTTATCTATACCAGCTATCCATGTACCAACTGTATTAACAGTCCATGCTGTATAAGCATCTCCTCCACCATTAGCTACATTAATTGATTGGAAAGCATTACCTGTTCCTATGTTCTGTAGATTATCTACGAGATTTCCAGATACTGTCCATGATCCAGTCATCTGATAAGCATTACCAGTAACAGTACCTGATGACCAGTAAGCAGTATCATTAGCTGTTGTTATGCCTGTAACTCCTACTCCAACAGTTCCAGATGTACCAGATACTTCTAATTTATAATTAGGACTATTAGTTCCTATTCCTACATTACCGTCAGGTAGTATCCTAACTCTTTCTAAAGCTGTACCAGCACTACTTACAGTACTAAGCTGTAGACCCCCACCAGATACTCCATCTGTATATCCTCTAATTCTAGCGGTAGCAACTCCAGCGCTACTAAAAAGAAGTAATGACCCAGTGTTAGCAGCAGATGATGTATTATTCAACTTGAACATTCCATTAGAGCTAAAGGAAGTACCAGTATCAGTCCTTTCAAGAGTGAGTAAATGAGTAGGACTACTAGTTCCTACCCCTACCTCTCCAGTAGAAAGAACGGTGACTCTATCTAGTGAGTTAGTTCCTATATGTACATCTGATCCATCTCCTCTAAAATAACTATTAGTAGCAGCAGCTCCAGTACCAATCCAAAGACCAGCAGTAGTGCCACTCCTATAATTAAGTTCTACTCTATTAAATGCAGTAGCTCTTTTAAGTCCTAATTCAAATTCATTCCTAAGGGTTAACTGTCTACCTCCTAAGTAATCTATTTGTAAAGAATTAGTTCCTGAAGAGTCTATATGTAGATCAGATGTAGGTAATGCAGTTCCTATCCCTAAGTTCCCACCTGTAAAGTAAGAGTCTCCATCAGCATTAAGGAATACTTGAGTAGCTCCTGCACTATCTTCAAGTGTGAGATCATGTGCAGTAAGTATAGCATTTTGTGTACCTGATGTAGTATCAGCTACATAAAGACTAGCATCATTACCTGTTGAGTAAAAGTAAAATAATGATGCTGAGTTATAGAAATAACTATTTCCACCATTCAACCAGAAGTTAGAATCTCCAATACTACTGGTCATGTATATATTAGCTGAACCAGTACTACTCTCAAGATTAATAGCTGCATTAGTATCAAGTACATCTAATGTAAAACTAGGTACTACATTGATACCAAATCTACCATTAGCTCCATCAAATCTAAAGAAGTCTGAGACTCCATAATTAAATTCAAACCAATCTGTCAAAGTTGCTGTGGTAGTTGTAAGAACTGTTCCATTCCCATTATAAATACCACCAGCCCCAGGTGTAGCACCTAAGTAGGCTATGTTCCAGACACATATATCTCCGTTGGAATGTAGTGTATTGGAAGAAGCAACTGTAACAGGTATTGTCCACCAAGTACCATTATCAGTACCTGGACCTGTTACATTAAAAATTACAGACTCTGATGCATCATCAGCAGACTGTATATATATTTTATCAGTTGTGGCAATTGCTCCAAGGAGAGGATTCATATCCAATCCTGCATTATTAGTTTCACTTACATATATATTAGTAACAGATGCAAGTGTAGAGTTGTCATATCTGAAGAATCCTATACCAGGATCAGCAGCAACAGTAGATGTACTAAAAGTATATCCTAATACTCCTCCTGTACCTCCACCACAAGGCACAGGTAAACCATTTACTGATTCATAACAATTACCAGTATCAGAAGCAATATATATGTGCTCATCATTAAGGCTGTCAAACAGAAGTATTTGAGCTTCTGTGAAATCAGTATTACGTAATGGATGATAACCTCGATAAGTACCATGAAAATGAAACCAATCATGAGCATCATCCCTAAAGTTTCCATTACTTCCTGCCATATTAACTTCCTGCTATTAGTCTCCATCTTGAACTTATTGCATCATATCTTAGTATTACTGCACCACCTTCATTAACTCTATAATCAACCATTCCTGGTAGAATAAATCTATTTGCAGGAGAGGAAGATGCACTTTCATACTCCAGATTAAATGCTACAGTACCTATATTCCAAATCTCTACAATGAATCCATCTTGTGCATGAGATGCCAACATTCCTGTTAAGTAGTGGAATCCTGTAGAGTTATATCTTATTATTCTTGTTTTATCCAGATCACCTGGATTGTAGTTGTGATGATCTACATTTCTTGCAGTACCATCTGTTTTGATACCAGTATCTGACCATGCTGAACTGGAGCTAGTCTCCACATCATTCATGGAAAGTTGATTAGTATTTCCTGAACCATCAGTTACAGTAAGGGTAAGTTGATTAACTAAACCACCACCTTCAAGATGTACATCTGAATAACCTGAACCAACAGTAGTTGTTGTCAGATTTATCTCTGGACCATCTATTAAGATGTCTCCATCATAACCTGAATTTTCAGAGTGAATACCAATGTATCCATTATTAGGTGAAGCACCTGTATCAAATATCTTAATGTATTCATTATCAGCAGTAGCAACTCTTCTGTAAAGACCTACACCATCTGAATCAGCTTCTAAATGATTAGAAGTAGTAGAATCTACTGAAGATGACCATGCTCCTATTTGAGCAGTTTGTCCTGTACCAACTTTAACAGCTAAGTATTGACTACCTTGTAAGCTATAAGTAATCCATCTGTTTGCAGTCTCATCCCATTTAGTATAAAGATTACTTGAAGTCAAGCCATCAATAGTTAAACCATATATGTCAAGGTCAACATTTCTATTTGCAGATAGTACACCACTATCATCATAAATGTTAGTGTCAGCACCTGCTACACCAGAACCATCAATAGTTATAGTATCACCTGTTATACTTGTGGTTATACCACCTGTACCAGTTATAGTAAGAGTATCTACAGGAGAACTTGCAAGGGTGCTACCAGAATCAGAAGTAATAGTTTCCCAAAGATTCTGTGAGGAAGCTCCTGGTTGCCATTCACCATATCCATCAGCAACATCAACTAATGTAAATACATACCCTGCAGCTACAGTAGCATCAGATATTCCTTTAGTATTAAGTCTGATTTCAGAAACAGTACCTGAATTAACAACTGATATTCTACCTGTATTACCAGATGACTCAGTTATCATTTCTACAGATGTACCATTATTCAACTCAACTCTAGTATCATATGCTGTTACTAAATTCTCTATTCTCAAGAAAGCAGAACCAGCAAAGAAACTCAAGTCATGGTTATATAATGTATCATGTGTCTTACTTATTTGCATCAAACTATCAGTATGATTAATAAAGGTAGTTTGAGTACCTGCTGAATTAGATGCAGTCCTTGTATAAATATTATCATTAAAGATTTCACTCATACTATCACCACCTGAAACTGTTACATCTCTTAATAATTCATCATAATCCCATTGCTGAGTAGAGCTTGTAGCTCCTTGAACAAAGTTAAAGATAAGAGTTTCAGCAGCAGTACCAGATAAAGTTCTTGTTTCAGTAGCTGTAATTGAACCATCAGTGTCATATATAGTTGTATCAGAACCACCTGCTCCTATGTAATCTATAGTTAAAGTATCTCCTACAATTGTAGTGGATATATCAGTACCACCTAATATTTCAAGTGCATCAGTTGGTGTACTTGCTACTGTTGAGCCTGTATCTGCTACAATAGTATACCAGATATTCTGTAATGAACCAGCAGCATATGGTACTTCTATTACATTACCAGTAGCATCTACTAATAAATAGTAAGCAGGAGTACCAGTAAATGTACCAACACCATAACTATTAAGCTGTAAAGCTCCAGCAGTAGTCATCTCTAACCTTGCACCACTGGTCATACTGAAGTTATTAATCAGTTTAAATGTATCAGAATCACTATTATCAATCCCTAAACTCCAGTTAGTTGAACCATTAATAGAGAAATACATAAAAGGATCACCTCCACCATCTTCTGTTTGAAGTGTTAATCTAAAATGAGCTGATGTACCAGGATCAGCATTTCTAAGAAGCCATCCTGTAAAACCATTATTATCATATCTTGAGTATAAATATTGAGAAGGTACAGCATCATCAAAGTTAATAAACTGTGTACCAGTCCATCTCCACCATAATGAATCTGTAAGTGTAGCTACTACTGAAGTTGGAACAGTACCTGAACCAACATATATACCAGTATCAACTCCACCACCTCCAGGAATAGGTTCTTCTATAACATTACCTGATGCATCAACAGCCAAGTAATAAGTTGCAGTTCCTGTAAAAGATCCAAGACCATAATCATTCCACTGCCATTGACCACCATCAAAGACTGCTTTAGTAGCACCATCATAAATCCACTCAAAACCATTAAATGCATTACTATATTGGAATACACCTAAATCACTACCAGATTCATTTTGAAAAGCTATAAAGTTAGTACCTGTATCACCTGATACCATAACTATTCCAGCATCATCACCAGTAGTATTACTATGTTGAACCATTAACTGACCACCACCATAATAAAAAGTAGGAGTAGCACCTGATTCATAAACTCTTAAAATAGCTTGTGTTGTACCTGCAACAGTATCACCAACAGTAACACTATGTCCAGATACATCAATATGCATTATATTTTCAGTAGGACTCTCAAAGAAAAGATCAAAAGTATTCATATAGATATAACTATTTCTAGTCATATCTGCAGCTCCTGTACCTGATGCAGTGTTACCAAGCTGAATATCATTGGCAACTTTTTGTAAAGCATTAGATGCAGTAGTAACTGCACCAGCTCCAGTATTAGTAATAGTAATAGTATCACCTACAATAGCTGTAGCAATACCTGCACCACCTACTATATTGAATACATCAGCAGTAGTATTTGCTGTTGTAGAACCTGCATCTCCTGTAAATGTAGCCCAAAGATTTGGTGTTACAGAGAGAACATTGGAATAATCTATTTTCTTGAGAGAATTATCAGTAGCATCCCACAATAATAAGTAGTCTCCTGTAACTGGTGTTACAGCAGTCTTATTGGATATGATAGATTCATGTGCAATAAGAGCTGAAGGACTAGTGCTTTCTACTTCTCCTGTATGTAATTGGTTAGGATCATCATTTGTAATTGTTATAGTATTAGGTGTAATTGTAGTAGTTATACTTGTTCCACCAACTATATTAAGGAAATCTGTAGTAGATGCTGCAGCATATGAACCAACATCACCTATAACATTAGTATAGACATTTTGATCAGGATCTCCTGCAATAGTAGTAATGTCTACTTCAAGCAAAGTACCATCAGTAGCAAATATTGGTGCATATGTAGATTGAACCTTTCCAAGATTCACATCTGTTTTAACACCTGTACCATAATCATCCCATTGCATGTTACCATGACCTATGTTATAATTATTAGAAGCATTGATTTCAAAACCTGTTGAAAAAGAATCATTATAATCTCCTAAAAATACTTGTTGACTAGGTACATCTATACCTACTCCTATACCATTAGTAACATTATCAAAGTCACCAAGATGTACTTCTCCTCCACCTACATTGGATTCAAGATATATTTGTGTACTGGAACTTCCTACTTTCCACCATGCATTAAGATCATCTTCAGTATTAAACCAAAGAAACTTTCCATCATGAGTAACAGTTCTATTTGTTTGAATAGAATCATCATCAGTATAGATATTCTTTGTAACATAAGGTGTAGTATCCCATACAATTACATTATTATTTAATGCCCAGCTAAACCATTGTCCTAGTTCTATTGAATAATTAGGAACAGTAGGTGTAGGTTGAACAAGTCCCATATGACTTGTCTTCCTAACAGTTCTTTCAGACCTGAAAATATTATCAGGAATGAATAATTTATCAGGAAACCTATCTGGTGCATTTCTATTAGGTCTAAATATTCCAGCCATTATTATATTTTTATGTCATTCTTGTGTGTAAAGTTTGCTCTGTAAGATTATAATAAACCTGTCCTACATTACAACTACCTGTTGCTGCTGCAGTATCATCCACATATACTCCTTGATACATCTCATGATTTTCATACAACCATATAACTGATTGTACTTTATCAAAAGAAAAGTAATGTATTGTTTGTGGTCCATTAGAACTACCACCTGTAACATCATCAAAGGATGTAAGTCCAACCATCATAGTTGGGCTACTGTTACTATCTAATACAAATGAGAAGTTACCTTCTACATCATAAATATTACCTGGTCCTTCTGGAGATTCCTGATAAATATAAGTAACAGCTTTAGGTCTGATAGAATCCTGACCATTAGCTAACCATGCATCTATATCAAAACATGTAATTCTCATCTGTCCTTCATCTCCAGTCTGTCTCATGTGATAAGCTATCAATGCATATCTCTTACCATTTTGATATACTATATCCCAATAAGGCAGACATGATTTAGTAGCTGATTCTTCTCCAAGACTAACTCCTACACCTTCTAGTTTTAAGAAACCAGATTGGTAGTTACCATCTTGAATGTCTTGAAAAGTCAATGTTTCATTCTCACCTGCCCATGTTAAACCATAATCATGACTTACCATAATAAAAGGATAATGTTCTGAATCATCATTATAGTCAGAAAATCTGCTTATAATAATCCATGTACCATTACCTAAATCTTTCATCATGTGTTCACCAAAGTTCCATCCCTTATCTGTATTGTCAAGAGCTGTACTTCTAATAGACCAAGTAAGACCATCATCAAATGATTGTGCTATCCTACAGTATCTACTGGCTTGAATATCTCTATATGTGATACATATTTCTCCTTGTGGTCCAACTACAAGTTCATCATAATAGACATAACCTATAGAATTAGGAGCCCAACCTTCAGCAGCTTGAGTCCATGTAGTACCATTATCATCTGAATAATATGTTCTATTCTCTGTGTATGTATTACCACTATTAAAGAATCTTACAAACATAAGTATTCTTCCAGTAGGTGTCTGACATACTGCTGGAGCATCAAAGCCACCATTACCATCATCCTGTAGTATAATATCTGCATCAGACAAAGTATCTTTACTAGCCCATGTAGCACCACCATCTGTAGAAATAGCTTGATATATACTTGAATCAGAAAAATCAGAGTGGTTAGTAGCACCTCTAAAGTAAGCATGTAATTCACCATTGTTGGAGTTCTTGAACATGCTAGGCATGTTAAAATAGTCCTTACTATCTGTATCTTCAGCAAAGGAATATCTTTGAATAGTTCCTGTACCTAGTGTTTTGTCTAAAAAAGTTGTTTCCTCATCATAATATGTTCCAACCTGCACTAGAGTTTTAGTAGTTTCATTGTAGTAATAATCACCTGGTTGAACACCATTGTTAATAGCTTCTTCTTCAGATGAATAATAACCAACACTTAAACCATTGCCTTGTTTTAGTAGTAAGAAATGTAACCATTCAAGCTCTGTATATTGTTTACCTCTGTATAACCTCATTATAAGTGTATTAATAATATTATTATGATAACCAATAAGAGTGCTGCTATCACAGATAACAACACAATTATTGGTATTATGTTTATTATTGGAGCATTATTATTTACTCCTAGCTCATCCGTGTGTGTATACCACCTGTAGTAGTATTAAAATAGTGTTCTCCTACTATAACTCCACCAGCAGATGCAGCAGCATCATTGGCATAAGAAGCAGTAGAATCAGCTACAAGGTCAAAACCATTGAATTGAAATGCTGCTGAAACTGAATCATCAATTTCAAACACATTTGAATTTCCTGAAGCTGTAATATCACCCATTCTAATAGCTACACCATCATAAGCATCTAAATCTACAGCAGAACCATTAAATCTTAAATATCCAATAGCACCATCATTATTCTTACCCAAGACAACTAAGCTTGAAGCAGAATTGATAAGTAAACCACCTGAAGTATTTCCAAAGTCTGTAATAGAAAATGAAGTACCAGCACCAATAGTATGTGCTCTACTTTCAGTAGTAGTAAAATTAGTATTTGCAAAATTAGTATCAGCACCTGTAATGCTAATCCAACCTTGATTAATAGCGTAAGTTATCCACTCTCCTAATTCTATACCATAACCCTTTACACCACCAGTAACAGAAGATTGTGTAGCATTATTCCCAAGCTGAGAACCCAGTACATTTCTTTTGTTTGGTAATCTTTCGGGGAGGTCTAACCAGACTTTATCTGGATACCTAGCAAATTTACTTTTGAAATTGCCTCGAAATAATCCCATTTTATTTTATTTTTATTTTATATTAACTTATTAATGTAAAGCAGTCCATGTACCATTTACATATCCCCAGAATCCAATCTGAGTAATAGCTCCTGAAGTAGATGTTGCATATACTATCATACCGTTACTTGGAGTAAGTGCTACTACTTGAGCTCCTGTCATTCTAGGCATAATTACTCCACCTGTTGTAGAAGAAAAAGTAAAGTCTCCTGTTTGATCATTTATAGTTAAGAAGGTTGTATTTCCATTATCATCATAATCTCCTAATGCTATCATAGCATTTACAGTAGTTCCAGCATTATAATGTCCTTGTATCTTTACAGCAGTAGTAGATAATGGATCATTAGTAATTAAAATATGTCCTCCATTATAGTCTTCAGAACTAACAGTATATCCCATTGTGAGATTACCAGTAGCAGCTCTCATAGTTAGATTAGATCCAGTACCTACTTGAAAGAAAGGTCTATCAATAGTACCCCATTCAGTAGAACTAATTCTAACATAGCCAGAAGTAGCATTTCTACCTAGTCTAAGCTGAAATTGATTTTCATCAGCATCACCATCATATATATTAAAATCGAAAGTCTCTGTAGTTTCAGATAAACCTATAGTGTGACTTCTACTAGTAGATGAAGTTAAGTTTGTATTAAAAGCATTAGTGTTTGTATCACCATTAGCTATCCAACCTTGTGCAATAGCATGACTAACCCAGTCAGCTAAATCAACACCATATGTTCCTTTAGCTGGATTATGTCTAGGAGTAGATTGAGAAATACTAGCCATATTATTAGCCTTTGCAGACTTTCTAATATTAGCTCTATCTTTTATATTATTAACCACTAAATTCCGTGGATATCTTTCATTAGCCATATTCTATGTATTAAAAAAAAGGAGATTCGATTGAATCTCCTTTATAAGTTAATTATTACCCAAAGTAGACTCCTGTTCCCAAGTCCATTCCTGAAGGATCTGATGATCCATCTGGAGCAGCTAATCCTGGTAAGTTAGGATCTAAATTAAGAGTAAATGCTTTACCATATTCCCTGGCTGAATCTAACCAATATCCTAAGATACCATTGAGGTCAGTAACTGTTGTAGGTTGATCGTTTACACAATTGTAAACAGTAACTACATTACCAGATACAGAAGCAACTGTGCCAGCAATAGTAGCTTCAACAGTTGTTGCAAAATCTGCAGCAGTTCCATCATAACCTACATTAGCACCAGCTACACCATCAACTGCAGAATCATTCTCAAATACTATACTACCAAGAGTAATAGTATCTCCATCATTAGGTGCAAGAGTAACTACATCATAGCTACCAGCAACACCAGCTTCAACACAAGTACAAGTAGTACTCATGAGAACAATAACTCTTTTTTGAGTTTGTTGATCTGTAGTAAGTGAAGGATCAGTATCCCAAAAATCAATTATAAAAGCAGAATAATCCAATGTTTCATCAATTCCATTAGGAATATCAATTACATTGTCTTTATGCCCTGTTAATTGAAGATTGTATTGACCTCCAAATGCTCTGGAATCATATCTAATCCTCCATTGACGACCAGATGTTCCACCATCATAAGCATTGGAAATTTTCAAACTTGAGAATAATGGATCAATTCTTAAACCATCTGCAAGCTCAACATCAACTCTTACCTTAGTAGAATAAATGTCATCATAAGCTTCACCGATATCCTGATCTAGTCCCATAACTACAAAGCTGTCAATTGCAGGAGTACCAGCAGTACCAGCAGTTCCAATATTAACCAACTCAATTGTAGAAGCAGCAGTAAATGGAGTTGAGCTATTAGTCAACCAATCATTTACAGTTTCTACAAAAGCAGCATCTGCAATATAGTTATTAGTAATAGTAGTACCATTACGACTTGTTACTATTACAGGAATGACATCACCACATGCAATTGTACCCAAGGCAGTACCAACACCACCTGATACATCAATACCAAATGCAATTACTGGTTTGTTACCTTTAGAAGTATACTTTGGTGAAGTACTTACAGCTTGAGATTGCAAGTTAACCTTATGAATAAGATTAGCAAGCAAATGTGCCTGAGTATCAACGATAGCAGCTAAAGCTGAATATTCAGGTGACTGATAAGTAACTGGCAAAGTATCTACATTATTACCGTAGTCTCTGTCATTTCTAACAGATCTCATTTCAATATACATTTTGTATTGTGTCAAATCAGCAGGAACTGCTGCATCGAAATTCCAAAATGCTTGAGAGCCATAAGTAGGAGTTGTGCTCAATCTTGCAGAAAAAGATCTAATCTTATTTCTGTGAAGAATAGCTGACTCATTATGACCTCTACGGATATCCCAACCTCTAACTGAAGAAGTGTTAGCTGAATAAACAGTTCCACCCACCAATTTGATAGAATCCACATCTAAAGCAGATGTAGAAGCTGGCATGAAATCTCCGAAATTAAGACCTGGTAAATTCACATTATGAGTAGCTACAAGTACTCCTAACTGTCCATTAGTAATATTAACGGAGTTAGTAGTAGTTGAAAGCTGACCTGCAGCCTGTAAATTTTGATCTCCAGTTGGAACAAAAATTTGTTCCAAATGTGGCATATTATTTCTTTTAGCCATTTTGTTTAAAATTTTAAAAAATTATTTAATGTCCTATCTCAGTAATTCTTGTTTTCCTGAGATTAAATCCGTCAACATCTACAATAATTCTAGTAGCTTCCTGAACTGCTATATCTAATACCAGATCATGATACTGACTAGGTAAGTCACAGTTGACTTGTGGCTTAATTCCTGGAGAAGGATTTGCTAAAGTTGGAACATCTGTATAAGTACCTAAAGCAACCTCTGCAGGTTCTTTCAAGTATTCAATATAAAGTCCATCAATTTCAAACTCTCCATTAGTGTATACATATAAACTATATTCAGTATTTGGATCAGAACTTCCTTTAATTTGACCTATAGCTCTCTGCCATAATTTAGAAGGAGCTTTGTCAACATCTTCAAGTGTTCTGTATAAATTCTGAGTTCTGTCAATGTTCACTGTAAAAAAATCATCACAATCAGTTATCTTTACTTTAGCTGTAATAAAGTGAGCATAAGGTTTAGATAAACCTGAAAGATCAAATTCATAGTATTTCAAAGTTGAATTAAAATTAGTAGGAGCAAGAAGAGGTTCATTAGAAACTACAAGAGTTGCTAACATATCTGTTCTTTGTTGAGTTACTTCAAAGCCTAATTTATAGCCTTTTCTATTCTCACCAGACCAGAATATTTCCTCATATTCTCTTATTCCTCTATTGATGAATAAATCTATTTCAGCAGCCGAAAATGTTTTTTTATGATTTGAGTTAACCTTATTATATAATATTGGAAACTCTACATGCATTTTCTCTATTACCATTATTCTTCAGTTTTAATTCCTTTAGTTTTTAATTCCTGTAATAAGTCATTATAGTGATTCTCTACTATATCTTCTTCACCATATTTAATGAATTCATCATAGAAAAGTTTAAACACTTTTTTCTCATTACTTCCAAGATCAAATAAATTACTTACATCTTTCTTTGAATGCCAAATGTAGTGACCTGAATTAACAGACATTACATGTGAATTTAAAGCTTGTTGAATAAGATATTTAATCCATAATTTTTCAAGACCTTCCTTACCTTGTTGAATCAACGCATAAAGTTCATTGAACTTATCAATGTTCTTTAATTGAGTCTTAGTGTTGGAAGCAATAAAGGAGTTTAATGCTCCTTTCAAGGTATGTTCATTAACAATACCTTTTACTTGACCTAGTACAACAGCAACCTGATATCTCACAAAGAAAGTAAAATTCCTTCTTAAAAGAGTTAAATCAGTAATTGCGTCATTAATAATATCTTGTTTGTTGTTTCTTTCAATTACTGCTTCATCTTCAGTTGCAATAAAAAAGTCATGTTTTGACGGATTAATTGCATCTTTGTCTTTAGCAATCTTTTTAGAAACTTTAGCCAGCTCCATGATTAAAGCAGATCTTAGAGTTGTATCATCCAACCTGTTTGATCTATCATAGAATACTGCCTGAAATGTCTCAAGATAATTTGCTTTATCACTATCTTTTCTTTGTCTTAAAGAAAAGTGTAGATTTTTCTGATCAGTTAAGAATCCTTCTGGTTTATTAAATCGTACTTCTAATTCTAATTGTTTGGTGATTTCTGGATATGTAACAAGTTTTTCAACTTGATTCATCCAGTTAGCTCCTACAAAATAATGTTCTGGAAGACCCTCATTTACATTTTTCGGATCTTTGTTATACCAGGGATTGTCAACCATTCTTCCTAATCCTGTTACAATAGCTGTTCCATCTGAAGTTGCAGGAAAATTATAAATCTTACCTACATCTTTTGCAAAACTTCTATTGGCATTTATTAATTCTCCCGTTGGAGAAACATAGTGATAATTTGATCTACCTTGTACAGAAGTTCTCTGTACTGGTTTGATAAACATTGTTGTCACTGTACGCTTTTTCATAGCTTTTAACTTTTTTCGTTAGTTATAATATGACATAAAATAGGAAGTCTGTATAAAACAGACCTCCTATAAAATAGCAAATTGTTACATATAAGGATTGTATTCAATTCTTCCTACTCTACTAATATCCCAAATTGCAAGTGATCCAGCACAGACACGGTATACACCACATCTTGAATTGTTGGAATATGCATTTGATCCATCAGTAATTGCACCTGATCTAATATCATATCTGTTACAAACAGAGAAATATTCTTCAACTCCATCTTGCATCACCATAGTGATATTCTCATCTCTAGCACCTTCAGCTTTATAGTCTGTAGCACCTAAATCAAAGATATCCATTGCAAATGATTCAAGAGGTTTGTTGGTTCCAGGAGCTTTTATTCTAAATACACTATCATCATCCTTAATAGGATCATAGTTGATAGATACGGTTACACCATTATAGAACTTGATTTCAGTGAACTGAGCACCAAAAGAAAGTTCATTGTCATGATAACCATCTGGATTTTGTCTTTGCTTAACAAAGAAATTAGCATCTGGGTAATTAAATGCTGAAGCTTCTTCAGCAATCAATCTTGACAAGAATTCAATTCCACCTTCTCCAGAGTAGATTTTAATCTTTCTATCAGCGAAAGATTTTCTACGGAAGAAAATAGTAGTTAAGAACTCTGACAAGTCAGATAAAGTAAGTGAACCATTGTGTTCCCAGAAGTGTCCATCTCTTGCGAGTTGTCTCCAACCTGGAGCCACTTTGATAGGTCTTGTAGTATCTCTGTCAGTAGTCTTTTGCAGTCTACCAAATTCCATCATAAATTCCCTATCAGCTTCACATCTTTCATTCAATCTAGCTTCAGCCTTTGTAATAAAGACACCTTTTTCAATTAATTCATTTGAACCAGACTGCTTCAATTTTGCCTGATAAATATAACCTGATGCAAAAGCATCTGAATACATTTTACCACCAAAAGAGTATTTCTCAGTATTTGCCATGCCTTTCTTAGCAGCAGCAAGTTCCATTCTTACAAACTTATCAGTAAATTCGATTTTGTTTGCAAATTGACCAGTCCATGAACGTAGTTTCTGGAATTGACCATAGGAATCTGGAGAAAACTTTTGGTTGTCTTCATCGGCAACCATTGAAGTAGCTCTAGTAAGAATTCTATCAGGTGAAATAAGTTCAATTGGCATCCAATCATTAGGATCACCAGATTGAAGCTCTACTTCATAAGCCCATGAATCAGCATTAAGCATTTCAGGATAACCTATGATTCTCAACATTGGTGCATCAGGATCTTCTGTCAAAAGTACAGAAGGCTCATGCTCAAAGTTTTTATCAATAGCTATCTTAAATGGTTGACCATCTTTTCCTGGTTGGCTTGTAGGATCAACTAAAAGTTCAGTAATCCTGAACTCTACTTTAGCATCACCTGCAACTGACCATTCATAATCATCTACTCCACCAGGAAGTACATGATAATTACCAGAAGCAATTGTCATCCAATTGAATTTCTTATTAACTAATTCACTCTTTAAACTAGAACTGAATAGTTGTGCTGTCTTTACACCAAAATTATAAGGCTTATAATCACGGAACATTGAAGCATGACTAACTGAGTCATGAAATGAACCACCAAAGTTCTTATATTCTGATAACTTAATAGCAGTATTTCTATTCATTGTTTTAAAAAATTTTTAAGTATATTAAACATCACCAAACTCAAAATTTGAAGTATCGAGTTTTTTAGGTTGAACAACTTCCTTCCCACCTGTTCCAGGTGATTCTTTGAAATTACGTTCAATTCTATTTTTAATTTCCTGTGTTTTAGGTGAAGCTCCATGTTTAGCATAAGCCTCTAAATCAAACACTCCTTTCTTAGCATCAAAGTAAGTAAAAAAATCAGCAAGCTGCACAATAGCAGCAGGGTGTTTCATCACCTCTCTTGATTTTACTGGAATATTTCCTTGCATCAGTTCTTGTTGAACTGCAGTTTGTCTAACTGGTTTCCAGCCTGTCTTACTTATTTCTTCTTTAATTTTAGATTGGAATTCTCTTTTAGCTTGTTCTCTGGCAGCAACTTCAGCTTCTGTTTCAGTAACTGTAGTTTTAGCTTTTGTATTAAAAGAGTCTTTTTTTGATTCGAGTTTTTTCTTAGCTGTATTTTCAAGCTCACCCTTATCTTCCAATGAATCTACAAATGTTTGAGCAACCTCATTATCATAACCTTCATTCAAATATTCCTTAACAAGGAAATCTCTTTGTTTGGTTACATCTGAGATATCAATACTTTCATAATCCACTGGACTATTTTCTTTTACAAATTGATTCAACACACTCCAGGAAACATCATTACCTTTTTGCTTTTCAGCAAGACCATATCTAAAAAGATATTGTAAAGGTTCTGGCATTTCATCATAGACACTCTTTAAAATCTCTGAAGGCAATGTCTCAAATATTTGATCAATTTCTTCATAAGTTCCTTTAAAGTCTTTTCTTTCCTGAGTGTAACCATGATCAACTAAAGTCTTATATATTCCATAAGCTTTAGGATCAGCACCTTCTGGTATGGTTTCCTCAGTTTCATCACCTGATGTATCTACTGTATCTTCTTTAACATCTTCTTTATCAGTATCAACAACAGGACTAGTGTCATCAATAATAGCATCATCTTTCTCTGTAGTGTTTGTTACAGGTTCTTTTACCTGTGTTGGCTCCTCATTAACATTATCTGGTTCTATAATTGCATCTTCTAAAAAGAAACCAAATTCAGGAGCAACATTTGTTTCTGTTGAAGTTTTTCCTTCTTCTGTACTCATTTTTCTTATGATTTTGAAACGTTAGTGTAGTTACAAAACTACTATTATTTAATAATATATACAAGCCTATGTCAAGGCTTTAAGCTGATTATTATACAATTATCAATATTATATAAAATTAGCTTTTATTACTTGAAGACTTCTTTTCTTTACTTTCAGTCTTCTTAGCTGCAATTTCCTTGGATTTGTTTTCAGCATCCATTTTATCCTTTACAGCTTTGTTACCAATTTCCTGTTCTTTAAGATCTAATTCTCTATCTTTCTGAACACCTGTTCTCACATCCATAGCCATATCATGTGCTATCTTAGCAGCTTCAAGTGGATCAGGAATTCCATCCTGATCTTGATTAAGATCAGCCTGCATCTTATAAACATCAATTGCAGCTCTTTGCAACATATAATCACCTTTGATATGTTCCTTCTCAATTTCATGAGCTTGTTCATCTTCTCTGGCTTCAATCTGCATTTGTTGCAATTCTTTCTGTTGTTGTGATCTCATCTGTTCTAACTGCTGTTCTCTTTCAGATTGTTTATTCCTTTCAATCTGAATCATCTTATGAATCTCTTCTGGAGATTCACCATTAGCAATAGCTTTAAGCATACTGGATACAGCTTCCATACCTTCACCAGCATTCTGACTAAATGCATGTACCATTTGTGTCATAGATTCTCTATAGAATTGATCTTGTCCTGAATTAGTTAAATATAAACCAATGTCATTATGATCCAGAATTTCAGGTGTAATTTTCAATAACTCCTCTGTTCCATTAGGAGTAACATATTGTATGAAATGTTCCTTCTTTTGAGGATTCATTTCAAATATTTGTTTACAATACATTCTGAATAAAATCAACCACTCATTCAATGCTTTCTTCCATACTTGAGAATGCATATAAAAATAAGGTTCTGTAATATGATGTGACTGAGTAATAGCCTGTTGATTATCTGTAACATTGGAATTAGAGCTAAACATAGCTTCTCTTTGTGGACTAATTCCCATAGCCATTCCTATTTCAACATCCAGATAATCTAATAATTGCATCAAGTTAATAAGCTCTGCAGCATTACCTGTCATAGAAGATCTGCTTCCTGGACTTCTGGTAGAAGGAGGTAATCCATCTGCTGATTGTGAACCTGAATAATAATTCTTACCAAGTTTTTTTACAAACAGATTCCAAACAGCAACTTTATCTCTTCCTGGAATAGGAACTCCATTCTCATCCATTGACAGATAATCAGGTATCTGATCAACATCTACATCCATAACATAACCTTGATACTTAGCAAGTTCTCTATTCAAAATAAGCTTTACATAAAAAGCTTCCATTTGAACTGGAGTAGCTCTTTGAACAAGACTAATAGATTCAGAGTTTAAATTAGTAAATAATCTACCTTTATAACTTAATGTGAATGATCCATAAGGATCATCAATATTAATTGGTTGATTAGGTACTTCTCTCATTTTAGTAAATGTATTTTCTCCAAGTCTGACAACTTCATATCTTCTTGGTATCCATAACTTTTCTGCAGAATAAGCAACACCAAATTCATCAGTCCATTCCCATTTAACAGATTTATCACCAAATTTATTAACAAATTTAATTTTAACTGCATCTTCAGGAATTTCAAACTTATTACTAACTATCTCAGTTATTTCTTTATTATACTCATCAGTATAACTTAAAAATATAAGTTCTCTGAATGCTTTAAATTCAATATGAGTTTCCCATAATAATCTTTCTGAATTAAATCTTCTATTAGTTCCTGAACCCATAGATTGTCCAACTGTCTTATCATGCTGGTCCATAGAACTTCTCAACATACTTTCAGTAGTATCATTAAATACTTTCTTAGCATTGCCAGAAAGAACATCATGTCTTTTATCCATGGAAAGATTTGAACTTGGAGTGTATATTCCAAGTCTTTCAAAATCTTCATCTTTCAGATCATTGATATATTTATTATAAGCATCAGCAAGAGTAATAGCATTTTTATACCAGAAATAATCTCCTTTCTCAACATCAATAACATTAGGTGATTTGTGAAAACCACAATGTAATGGATTAAGAACTTTAACTATAGGTTTACCATATTCCCAACCTACCCAGATAAATACTCTATCTGCAGTAATACCATGTCTTAAAGACAATTGTTGCTGAGTTAGTATATCCTGATCATAATGACAGAACTTTAAAGCTTTGCTATTAAAGATTTCCCATTCTGTAAGAAAAGATTTAGTAGCAAGATCTTCTGGTTCAAGTTGAGTTCTCATCTCTTCCATTGCCTTTTCAATATCCTGATTGGACATTTCACCTTGCTGCTGCATTTTAACTTTTTCAATCATCAATTGAACTTTTTCTTCAATTGACATTCTTATTGCTTCTTTTTGAGCTTCTGATTTTTCTTTTACTTCCTTATCAGATAGAAGTGTAATTTTTAAATTATCTTTTCGTTTTAATAGTTCACCTACTAAAACATTAACTTTATTATGTATCCTACTATAAGGTAAAATTTCTTCCTCATAACCTTCAGGTAATAAATCATTTTCTCCAAGAGGATTAATGAATCTTTCCAGTTCTTGTTTAAAACCTTCAATATTATTATTTACCAGATCATAACTTAATTTCATCTTTGGATAGTCACTTACAACAGTAGTGTCATAAGGAACTAAATAGTTGATATAATCTTTAAACCATTGACCATCCTCTTTATATTTTTGTGATTCAGGTATCTTCAACTTAAAAATAGGTTCATCAAGTCTTGAAGTAGGTTTTTTACTTTTTACTGCTTCCATTATTGTAATAAATGTTTGTGTACTTTAGGTAGCATTTTTGGATTTACTGACAAAAAGCTTAAAGGATTTTTATTGTTTCCTTTTCTTCTCACTTCCTGTATCATTTTGTGTTCCTCCTCTCTTATATACAGTGGAAATCCCAGCATACTATCAACTGCATCGAAGTTTCCTTCTTTCAAATCAAATGCTGCAATTTGCCTCAGTGAAAAAATACATGGAAGAGTTTCAATAACTAACTTTCCATTTAATGATTCAATAGGTTTTAATAGAAAATCTGCAAAATCATCAAGCATTGAAATTTTTGCAATCTGATTACCTACTATATATCCATATTGTGTAACTGTTCTGCCATAAATAGAATCTCCTTTTTCAAATTGTGGTCTGATACATAAAAGATCCTGTTTTTTCTTTTTATGAAAATAGCCTCTGCAATACTCTCCTCTATTAGCCTCATACCATAAATGTCTTTTTGGATTTCCATAAAATGCCATAAGCTTTTCAAGATTGGAATAAAATTCCCTTTTACCATTTTTAGCTTTACCTACATAAGTAGCAACTAAAGGTGAACCTGCAAGATACTTATCCCAATACTTAGGATTCATCCATACATGTACTGAACCAAGAGAACCTCCTTTATCCCATTCATCTGAAACATAAGGATCATGTGTAAACACAAACATATCATTAGGTACTTCTCCTGCAACCTCAATGGGAGGTGTAAACATTAATATAGCTCCTTCAAGACTTTGCCTCATTGAATTTGTTTCAAGAGGAAATTCATAAAAAGGTTCTGCATTATGATCTACACTATAATCTATATTATCCCTTTTTGAAGTATCCCAATGTAACTTTATTGGTGTACCTATCTTCTGATATAAATTATCTTTAGCTAATTCCTTTATTCTTTCTTCAGCTTCTTTAGCTGGAAGAATATGTCCTCTGTTTGTTTGCCACATATCAGATGGAATCATTGGATGATTCATCTTTTCAGCTCTCAATATAGAGGGATCATCAGATTCAGCAGCCTTAGATCTCTCAATCATATAATACTCCTTAGCTTCTTCTATGAGAGTATTTCCATTCTTGTCTTTAAATTTTCTATTTGTAATATATGCAGGTAAGAAAAAACCAATTGGTTCATTAGAACCTTCCCAATAATCAGGGAATTCTAAACAATCATAATCTCTTGGATGGGTGAAAACCTGTCTTGCTGGAATTACTGTTTCCATATTACCAGATGTACCAAGGAATATCTGAGTACCAAATTGTTGTCCACCTCTTTGAACTGTTGCTCTATTTGAACCATAAGCTTCAATAAGCAATTCAGTTAAACCAATCTCCTCATAATATACGTCCATATAAGAACCACCTGCTCCAGCTTCAGCACCATCTCTCTTTTGTGTAGAATAGTTAACATGAATAATAGCAGATTTACTACCATGTCCTCCTGTCCATCTACCATTCATTTTCATCTCATACTCATGTCTCCATGGATTCTCCTTATTATTTGCTTTAAGGTTTCCTTTCATATCTTTATAGAAAGGACTGGGTTGATAATCAGGATCTCCAACTTGTCCCCAAGCTCCCAGTTTAGGATCTTTAGCAAGTTCATCCATAGATACTTCAGTAAAACCAACAAACTGAGATGACTTATCTGTTCTTCCAGAACCTACAAGCACTTTAGCTGTTGGTGGATTTGTCCTTGCTTTCTCAGTATAATACTTAATACCATCAAAACACATTCTATATTGAGCACCAGCTATAGAATAATAATAAGTCTTTCCTCCACCTCTGGAACCCATCTCAATAATATTCAGCGTTCTATTCTGATATAGAGGAGCACCAAGATCTTTCTCATGTAACATTCTGATATTTTCTCTCGGAGGTATAAATTCCTTAAACTTACCATTAGACATAAATAAGTTAGGATTACTGGTAACACTTGAATTAGAGTAGTTTTTCTTTATCTTTTTAATTATATGATTACTGGTATATTTATCATCATTGTTCCAACCAGAAAAACCTTCTGCTTCTAAAAAATTATATGATCTTTCCCATTCCAAATCAGAAACAAGAGGTCTTCCCAGTTCTCTTGTATTATCATCCATGGTAAGTTCTATTGTACCAAAATTACCATAGAAAAATAATCTTCCTGGCATATATCTGAGCTTACCAAAGTCCTCACCCCAAAACCCTTCAATAGCCATTTTCTTGAGTTTTTGCCAGTAAGGAGTATGTCTTGGATCATCAGGATGAAGTATTCTTACTCCATCCTTTAACATAAATCTACTTAGATCTTCAATTCTAATCCACTGTTCACGCATTTCTTATACTTTCTGTTAACCAATATTTTAAATCCTGTAATCTTGAAAATGTTCCATCACCAAATTCACCTGAAGTTTGATAGAAGTCTTCTTTCCAGTTATAATTGCAATATACATTTAATTGTCTATGCATATAAATCTCAACCTGTCCTGTTTCTTTTATGAACTTGAAACCAGCTTTAGACATATCTTCTATATGTTGTTCTTTTCCTGTTTTACTCATATCCATTATATCTCTCCTTTTTCTGACTTGGATCTTTGTCTACCACCTTTAATAGTAGCTCCAAGTTTAGTTTCCATATATCTTTCAAGAATCTGATCATATTCATCCATAATCTTAGCTGTCTTTGCATGCATGTCATCAAGCTTTTTACTGTTCTCCAGAGTATATTCAGTTCCTGATAAAAAATTAGCTCTATCTCTTAAATGCATCTTCTTATTATACAAATCTCTTTGTACTGAATCAAGTGCAATATAAGGGAAGTCTTTTCCACACTTATTATATAACTCATTTTCAATATCAAGTTCTGGAAAAAAACCTGTTTCAATTATCATTTTTTCTACTCCTTCTTTTCCAAACTTAAAATACTTATTCTCATCTTCATCAGGATGAGAAAAATATCCAATAGTCCACATATACTTACTTGAAGTCATTCCTCCTTTATCAGAATTATACATCTCATTAAAAGGTGGAATATATATCATATGAGGATTCTGTTCCCAAAAGTTTATTTCAGGATCATAAGATATATTAAATGTTGTAAATTTACTCATCGTCCTTTAATTTAACATTTGCTGAAACACTCAGTTCAACTGTTTCTATTTCTCCTGGATTCTCAGGATTAGATAAAAGTACAGTAGCTTTTTGATGACTGATTGTTTCTCTTTTACCTTTTTCTAACATATAATTATTAATCAATTTAGTCTTTGCATTCCAACTTAAAGTTATTTTATTATCTTTTGTAGTTGCACTTGTACAACCACAACTTGTACTTACTTTTGCAATTTTCCAATCTCCATAATATTCAAAAGTATATGAAATAGTACAAGGTAATTCTGTTATTCCTGGTAAGTACATTTCTCTTACAGACCAGTCATCCTTTTTAATCTGCGTATTTTCCATTCTACAATTATTTTTATTCGTTTAGTTAAAGGTTTCATAGGTTTGTAACAACCTAATTTACATCCTTTATTTGCCATAAATACTTCGGGAGTTTTACATCCACATGATTTACAGGAACCAAGCATTAAACATTCTTCTCCTTGTTCTAATCTTTCCTTAAACTTTCTTTTAAGATAAGGTGAAAGAAACGAATCATTCATATTTAATAAAAAATATCTCCCGTAACCATCTATAAAATTCTTTATATCATCAATTGTCATGTCTTTCTTTATATACCTTTATCAATAACTCAAGAGCTTTCTCTAAATCTTTATTACTTTGTTCTCTCAAGTCTTGTTGTAAATAATGAATTGCATAATTTAAATATAACTTCATCTTACTAATATTAATATACCTAGTCCAACAGCAATAAGTGTCATTCCACCACCACCAAATATAGCCAGGTTATTTTTACGTTTCAGTTTTTTCTCAAGTTTCATATTATCATCCAGTACATCTATATACTGACCATATAACAATCCATATTGCTCAGTCTTTAACTCAAACTTTCTATCACATATCTTTATTCTCTCATCCATCTTGAGTATCAGAACCTCGTAATTTCCTATTTCTCTACGAAGAATAGAATCAGTTTCCAATATCACTGCAACATCTTCCTGAGCTTGCTTCATCATATCAGCAAGTATTCTCAACTTTATCTCGCATGTATCTGCAGGGGGGATTTGTAAACTTTGCCCATATCCTGCTACAGATAGTAACAGGAATAGGGCTACCAGTATTCTTTTCATTATGTGCTTTTTATTTTGTCAGGATAATTAGTGGTCAATGCATTAATAGTATTGGCTACTGCCTTTACTTTAAAAATTCTATGTGGTGGGAATACTTCAAGTATTCCATCATTCCTAGAACTTCTATAACCATTCATAACTATTTGTTGACAATGTTCTCTAGCTTTCATGTTTAATTGCTCAATTGTGTCAGCATTAATAGTATAAGCGAGGATGGTTCCACCATTCCCATCTATATAAATATTAATCTCTACACTTAGTTGTTTATTTTCCTCATTCATGATTTGTGTCTTTATTACAAATTTGCTTTTAAAAATGCTTCTACATCAAAGTCTCTGAACTCTATCAGACTAACTCTTGCAGAATCTCTTTTAGCTTCCTCAAGTATCAAACTATCAGAAGTAATAACTTGCTTCAACTTAGCAATAGTTGAATCTACCTCAACTTGCTGTTTAGTCAATAAATTAATCTCAGCTTGTAATTCAGCCTTCTTAATTTCTACAGATGTAAGTGGAGTTACTGTCTTCTTAGGATTCACATTATTATTCAGGAATAAAGCTGATAAAGTAATAGCACCTACCAATACAGCAGTCCATAGTATTCTTGTTACAATAGGTTTAGTAATATCCAGTATCCAATGATACACAATATGAAATCCTATAATTGAAATAACTATCATTAACATAGCTATAAACAATACACCTATCCATGTAGGATACATAGTAAGAGCTGCAATAACAGCCATATACCAACCTACTCTTCTTATACTATTAAATAAGTGCCATGCGTCCTGTATAAAAACAAAGAGGTTTCTTTCTAACCAACCTCTAAATCCAGTGTGATCATATTTTCTTTCAGAACTCAAATCAGGTTGTCCCCAGAATCCATCTTTTCTAAACTTAGAGAAAATAGATCTTGACCAGTGACTTGATAACTTATCAGAAACACCCTTACCTATAAAGGCAAGAGTGATTCCAATAATGATAAATATCATTCCAGTCATTAAAATATCTTTTGTAAGAATCTAATCAACAGATAAATACCTGGAATTACAACTGCACCTGTAATAACACCTACCCATGTGCCTTGTACTCCAAGAGCCTGAACACCAAAAGCAAGCCCTACGGCTACACCAAAGATGATTCCAAACATTGCTACAATAATCAACACTCTTTCAAAGTTATTAGCTCCTGTCCACCAGACAGCCAGTTGATCTAAAAATTTTAAATTCTTACCTTTTTCGAGTTCAGCAACTCGTTGTTCTAATTTACTCATTGTTTATTTATTTTATTATCGTTTACTTATTACTCTAAAATCATAACTATGTCTCTTGGTTCGACAAGAAAATATCCATAGTGTTGATCTTTAATATTCTGAGGAAGTTCTTCCATTTGATAGGAAGGATGTGTATAACCTGCAGGTACATGAAATATCATTTCTTTACCATCTTTTCTTGGTATGATAACATTACCTATCAACTGTACTACTTTACCTACCTGAATAGGTTGTGTTTCTGATTCACCAAATCTTGTAGGTATAGCTATCACTTTTGCCTTTGTAGAAAAAGCCCAAGGACTTCTAACTGTTTCAACAAAACCCTGTCCTGATTGAGTCGGGACCTTCACCTTAATTTCATCTGGTGGAATTATAAGACCTGACTCTGTTCTTTGTACTTCTTTACAAAAGCATCTTACCAATACCTTCTGAGTAGGAATCAGATCAGCATATAAAGGATCAATATCATCATTCATCAACTTATCATTATACTCATTAATATCTTTTTCCTGTTTTAAATCATCCTCTGAATTTAACAACTGCACTTGTCTTACACCTGGGGAAAGTTGAGGAGTAACCTTTTTACCATCCTCTATTCCTGTATAACCAATAAGAGCATTATGACCTCCTTTTCTATTCTGACTAGCTCTTTCTTTAACTATATCTTCCATAGAAGTCTTCTTATTTGGTTTATCTTTCTTTTCCATATCTTTTTATCATTTCATTTAAAAAATTAACCTTATCTGTAACATTACTATCTTCATTAGTCTCAATATGCTTTTTATATTTTTTAAGATTAAAGATGTTCATATAAAAACTTCCCCAACCATTAATTAATATACCTGCCTTTGCTTCTAATGGATGTGTGAGATAATACCTTATACTATCCCAAAAATTCTTAATAATATAATCTACCTGCTTTTTAGAAAGTCCAGTTTCTTCAGCAACCATATAATTAATATCATTTTGATTAGTCAATATATCCATATATCTTGTAACCTTTGTAATCAATAGAAACATTTACTTTATCAGGATTCAGTTTTAATTCTAAAGCAAGTTCCATAAAATCTTCCATCCTTACACTTATACATCTATCATCTTCAATATCACTTATTACAAAACCATCTTCCTGGTACTTATGTAAATTTTCTAACAATTCATCTAATTTATCTTTCATACTTAATATTCATTGGAAAAACAAAATTAATTTCAATAGGCATCTTCTTCTGAATACAGTTCTTTACATATCTCTGAAAATCACCAATACTCTTAACTGGAATTGTACGATCATTATCTTCATCAAAATATATATACCTCTTTAACATCAATTGTGTTTTTACTTTAGACAGATCAGGAGCTTTCATTCTTAAAGCTGTTCTTAATTCTTTTCCTGCATTCTGTGTAAATTGACATTCATTGTAATTTTGAGTTAATACATAACTCATCACTTTTATCTCTCTGTCAGTAAGAGCAAAATTATTTCTTATATTCAATAACTTTAAATAATACTGCCAAAAGTCACGTTCTTTAACATCTAATGGATTTTCTGCAGCATCTCCTCCTCTTCCTGTTAGTAGGTTTAATTTTACCATTTGTACAAAAATATAATTAATTTTAATTAAATACAAGTATTCTTTCCATTAAAGGAAACTTTTCTATCATTATAAAAATACATCAAAATCATTTTTTATCTTATCAAGCTCATTTGTACTCGTATCTCTAAATACTTTAAATAACTTACCATCATGCTCATACTGTATAGTATCAATATCTATAGCACGACCTAAACCACTGACAACTAATTCATCAAATTGATGAGAGCTAACAGTAATTCCTATATAAACATTAAAGGGAAACTTAAAAGTATCAAGTTCCTTACTAAATCTTATTATCTCATGTTTTTTTCTAATGTCTTTCATCTAACTCTAATATTTTCATCATTAACTTATCAGCTAATTCTATATAACCTTCTTTATCAGCATCTATCATCCAAGAACACCAGTCAATAACAGGATCACCAAACTCATGAAAGAAAGATAAAGTACCTTTAACCTCTTCTCGTAGATCCAATTCTTTTTCTCTCATTCTTTTTTTCTTCTCCAACTGAGCAATTCTTTCAACACTCAACTTTGGAACTCCAAGCTCATCATGATGATAACCTACTTGTTGCTGGCTAATAACAGTCATGGTTGATTTTCTCCTGCTATTGTAATATAATTCTCCAATAGCTAACTCTCTCAAAGCCTCTCCATCAGATTTAAATACAGGAAGTTCTTTCATACTTCCTTCTGGTGTGATAGACAATAAATAACTTGTATTACCTTTATACTTTCCCATATCATTTGCTATTTAATAACACAAAGATACATATTTCTTTTTTAAGAAACAAGGAAAGAAAAAAAATAATTTCATTAAAAGGAAAAAAAACTTGACTTTCTGATAAAAAACCTTTAACTTTGAAATCAAGCTTTGACTCCAAAGCTAAAGATCTAAAAGATCTTTTGAAATGGGGTAAGTCTAACCAATGATTTGGGAAGAACTTTTGTTAAGAACAACTTATTGATAATCATTCATTTGCAAAAAGCAGCTAGTAATCTGACAGACCTATAAAGCCCAAAGTATATTAATAGAACTTTAATTGAGCTGTTTCAGAAATTACTAGTTGCTTTTCTTTTAAACTAACTAAATTATATGAAGAAAAAAGAAAAACTAATTAATTTACCAGATGATTTTACTGGTGAGTGGACTTTATCAGATTTGGAAACATTTCTTAAAAGTGAACACTTAATAGGTAAGACCACTACTCTTGCTATGACAGCAGAGCAAATTGAAAGATTAAACGTTGTAATGGATACAGTAAGACAAATGTATGGACAGATTAAAGATCCTTATGAAATAAGTTTTCCTTTTACTGAGTTTTCCTTTATAAAGTTTGAATTTCCTCTAAATACAAAACTAATAATTATTTTAAAACAAATATAATGACACTGGAACAAGCTAAAGAACAACTAATGACCTGGAGAAAAGAAGGATTTGCTCGTCATTTACTAGCATTAAATCTTTGGAATGGACAAACATTCCTTCTGACAGGAGCAGAAAGAATTGACAATAAAGACCTATGGACTGCTGTTGAACCTGATGGAAGCCTAAGCCTTCATCAAATCAGTCCTACTAAACCAGATTGGCTACCTTTGCATGAATTCCTTGATAAAGAAGAATACCTTCAAATAATGAAAGGTTTTGCTATGCAACCAATGCAGGTAGAAGTCAAAGATGGTTATGAGGCAAAAATAGAATCAAACAAACTTATGATCAAAAAGATTGAGTGTCCTGGTTTTATGCCAAACAGCCAATCTGATAGTACAAGTGCAACAATATGTTTATTATGTGGAAAAGAAAAATGGCAACATGAAAGATAAAGAACCCATATCAGTAATTATAGCACCATACATCTGGTGCAGAATTGACAAGAAAGAAGATGAAGAAGCAAACCTAGTAACTATAACAGAAGCTATGGATGTAGATAATCATGAAGTACAAATCAAAATAACTGAAATAGTATATGATACTAAACCTGAACCAGGACTACCAGATATAGTTGGTCCATCTATTAGTACAGACACATTCAGATTATTTAACAGAATGATAGTAAGAGATGATATAGTAGCTTTGGGAAAAGTAATAGGTCACAAATACAGAGTAATTGAAAAAGTAAACTTAGAAAATTTATGAGTTATATGCCTGCAGGATGGGATAGAAAGATAAGATTCAGTATGGAAAACTATGATGAAGGTGAAGATATATTATTAAGACCTTCATACAATAGAATTGAGGAATATCAAAAAATTATTCTGGATACCTTTAAAAATGAATATAAAAAAGGACAGAAGATTGATCCAGTAGAACTAGCTTATAGTATAGCTCACTTTATTGATACAGAGTTGAGAGTTCTTGAAGCAAAGAATGGATTGGAAGCTGGTGATAGTATAATTGAAAGACATTACAAAATATCAGAAGAATATTAAATAGGAAAGATATGACAAACAAAGATAAAAGAGAATTAATATCTGAAGTTATTTTTTCTATATGTATGATCATTCCAACCATAGCAGTTATGACCTTTTTAGGTATAATATGGTTATTTGATTACTGTATAACTAAAATAGCTGATTGGGTATTACCAATAAAATAAGAAAGATTTATTATAATTAGTATAATATCAGCCTGCTAGTAATAGTGGGCTTTTTTTATGTACCCCTATGACTTATATGAGTATATAAAAGTCCCCCCCCCTATAGTAATTTTGGTGAGTCAATTGTAAATGTGGGGGTATCCAATAAAACATCCCCCCCTCCATTTTTTAGGGGGAATACCCCGTATTACTTAATTTAAAAAATAAAAGATCATGGCAGTAATTGACATTCCTGTTTTTGAAAGAACAGAAATAGATGCAAGTCCATTATTGGACTTATTGGATGCTTATGGCATCGTGAGATTTACAATCAATGAAACTGGTAAACAGTTTTCACTGTATGACAAAGATAACAAGAGAAGAGTTATCAATGTTTCACAAGGTGTACAGAAGCGTCTTACTCGTAAGGAAAGAAAGGAAAGGGCTGGTGAAATGGAAGTATCAGCAAATCATACCTTTGACAAGGCAAATGATACTGAAGGACAGTTTCCTTACAGTGGACCAATTGCATATTATGCATTTCTACGTCAAGATGAGGAAGACATTTCATTGGATGAAATCAAGAATGGTGTTCCTTTTGAGGAAAACACAGGTAAAACTGTTGAGAAGTAAGATATAATTGGGTGAGAAATCACCCAATTTATCAGCTCTAAAACCAGTAGTAAAACTAGTTTCTAGAGCTGTAAGATCTTTTTCATGAGGGATGATTAGATTGATGGTGTTTTTGTTCATAACTATTTGATTATTAGTTAAATATGTTGTGGGCATACACCATCATCTATCTTTTCAACCATAATCACCAAGTAATACAAACAATCAAATATACTTATTATCTATTAACCATAAAATTCAAACTCATGCTTAACTTACAACCTAAATATTTGTACAACATTGTTACAGCTATTAATTATAAAACAAGATGGATGGTTGAAACATCAACTGCTTACAATTTCATTCACATTAAAGAAGTAGTAGCAATGCAAACTTGTACAGGAAAATTAATTAATGTAAGAACAGGAGATCTTATTTCATCTTGTGAACATGAATATTATCTAAGTAATAATGATATTAGAACAGCTCTAAAAGATAAAACACTCATAAGATCTATTGATTCATGTTTCAGAGATAGAAATATGGGATTACTACTTGTTGAATTCATGAATGGTACAAAGCTAATTGCTTCAGATATTCAGGATTTAAAACGATTAATTAATTTACCTACAAAATAATTAAAGAAATAAAGAGCTGATATTTTCGTTCCACTGTTTAGGCATGTGGGAGGAGTCTAAATCAGCTCTTTTATTAATTATAAACATCAAAAATCATGGAAAAAAAGATTATATTAATTGCTTATAACAATACAAAAAAAGTTGCTGAGTTGACTTTAATTGCAACATTTGAGTCAATTGAAGATTTAAAGGAGTATTCAGCATATAAAGGTTTTTATAAAACCTACTCTGAGATTGAAGAGGAAGTAATTGAATAAAACATTTTATCTATTAATCATAAAAACATCATTTAATTATGAAAATACTAGTTATTACACTTCCATCACAAGACAATCAACCTGCTGATATATCTTGTACTAAAGAGGAAGCATACATTGAGCAGGTACAGCTTTGGAAAGCCAGAGCAAAAGAGTTGGAAGAACAGCTCGAAACTACTACAGAAAGATATAGACATAATATTGATCAGGTTAAACAAGAGAATAAAGTTTTAAAAAGTGCTTTTTCTACTCAAAAAATTATTGTTGATAGATTGAGTAAATTGGTTGAAGATAAGAATACTGAGATTAAAGTGCTTAATAAAACTCTTGAAAGATTGGAAAAAGAATGTAACAGATTATTTAATCAATGGAAAACAGGGTATTAATTTTATATTCATCTATAAACATCATTTAATTATGAAAAAGTATTTAATTATTTCTATTTGTGCACTTATTAGCCTTTCTTCATGCACAAGCAAATCAGTTCAGAAGAAAGAGCAATTGAATAAGCAATCACAGACTGTTACAGTATGTGATGAAGTTGCTGTATTAAAAGCTGAACTTGCTGAATTGCAAACACAGTATGATAATCTTATCGAAAGAACATCTATGGATAATAATATCATTGATGTTACATATGGTGATTATGAGGATATCTTTGTAAACTATGAGTTTACAGGGGGCTTTTTTCTCCCAAAAGAAGAAGAGACAAGGATAATGAAGGAACTTAAAGCAATTCATGCATTTGTTGCTGAATTGCAAAGTGATTTTCTTTATGATGGAACAAAAGAGAGTGGCTATTAAGCCACTCTTTCTTTTATTTAATTTAATTTAATTGTTAAAAACTATAAAATCATGACAGAATCACAATTCTTACAAGATATGTTAAATTATTATTGTGCTGATCCATTAGCACGTAGATGTGTTAGTATAAGCGGTGGATGTAAATATTCACCTGTTAGTATAAATAAACTAACATCGGAAGGTTGTGCAATTGGTAGACACTTGTCACCTGATGTACAGATAAAGTTTGATAACCAAATTTGTGCAGGTATTGAAGATATTTTAGATAAGAAATATCTTAAAGAGTTAATGCCAAAATGGATGCAAAATATGAATGAAGATTTCTTATCAGATTCTCAGGCATTACATGATATGAATATCTTTTGGGATGATAAAGGATTGAGCAATGAAGGAATAAGTAGAGTTGAGGAAATAATAAAGAAATTTGATCTGAAAGATATTAAAATACCTTCACCTAATTAAATCTAATTTATTATGCAATTATTTAGTCTTATTCTAGTAATTATTGCTGTTATCATTTCCATTGCTTTCAATGTATATGATGACAATAAGACAAAATAAGAAGCATTAACTATGAACAATTTACTTTAATCTAAAAATACAACGCTTTATGAAAAATAATCTTAGTAAAGAGGATATTATTGTGGCACAAAACACAATCCTTAAACAGTACATTAATGGTACTCTTACTATTAAAACCGAAAGAGATGGATGGTGCTTGGTTGAGAATCTCTCAACTAAACAACTAATGTCTGAATTAGCCAGGATTCAGAATGATGATCCATATTTCTGGCTGCTTAGAAAATTGTTAACCAAAAAATTAAATAAAGTATGATGAAATCAGCATTTATTTTAACGGCATTTATTTCTCTGTTTACAATCAGCTATATGTATTACAAACATCTTGAAAGAACAGAACCAGAAACTATTGAATCATCTACTCCTGAATGGGTAGATGAACAGATGGATACCTGGAACAACATGTATTATGTCACTATTGACTGGAAGGATGACAATCACATCAAAATTAATGATAGTATTATCATTAGTATTGATGATTTTGAGGTCATTGAAACCTGGTTTGAAATTATGGAACCAACAGCTCCATTTACAATTACTGTTGAAATTGAAGGAGAATATTCTTTTACTTATGGTATTAAAGTTCAGGGTGGTGATATCCTCAAGTTAACCTCATGGTATATTGATGATAATCTCTATTCAAAAGAACAAGGGTATGACTTCTATACAGCTATTGGACATAAAACCTGGGAGTATCTACATCTAAAGAAAGCTTTAAATGTAGTTGCAAGAGAATAAAGTTTATATGGTTAAATGGTGCAAGGCAGATTGAGTAGAACTCTCCGTTTTACTCTTTCTGCCATTTTTAATTTGATTTAATTAATTAATAAATAAATAAAAACGCTTAAATTATGAAATTAATTGCATATGATATGCTAGATGAGATTCCTTATCCAGTAACACAAAGTATTGCATATGAACCAACAAGAAGCATTATTAATCATTTTAATGATGCTATACTGACAATATTTGAAGAGAGTGATAAAGAAAATCTGTATATTTACTGTACAGGTAGTTCTGGTTCATTCTTATCAGCTATTTTATCTGTTGCTTTTTATCAAAGATTTGATAATAAAGGAAAAGATTATAAAATAACTATTAATCACATAAAGAAGGATGGTGAAAAAGCTCATAAAACAAGTTTAAATGTTACTACTTATGAGGCTGCAGAAGCATTTAATGTTATTGTGGATGATTTTATAGCTTCAGGTAGGACTATAGAGAATATCATGAATGGTATTGACAGGCACTTTACATCATCATCATCAGGTCCTATGATAGATTTACTTGCTATTACTGGTTTTGTCAGTTATGGTAGTATAGATATATTTAATGATAGAATCTATTCTTGTTTAGCAAGAAATTATGGAGGAATTTCCAATGACTGTGAATTAATAGAATATGACGTCTGGCAAAAAAGAAAAGGGCTTTGTCCCTCAAAAAGAAAAATGCAAGTACTGTGAGCAAGATAGACATTATCCTTGTAGATGCTTAGAGCATTTACAGGGATGTGTCTATGCTACAGAATCTGTAAAGAAGTCTATTAATAGACGATTTAATTTTACAAAGTTTCTTTAATAGTATTAAAACTTGATAGTTTATGAAAAATTACTTAACTTTGTACTTCAAAACCCCAACTAATTTAAACAAAAACGTTGAATTAAATGATCAGATGGATGAAAGGTGCAGTAGGAACCACCATGTTGTATCTCCACAAGATACTCAGCCCTTCAGTTCATGACAAAAGATTAATACTTATTATGTGGATAATAATATTAATCAAATGGTGTAAGTAATCCATATAATAAGCTGTTTAATTCAATAAAGAAATCATGTTAAACTGGGAAACTCCAGTAAAGAAGAGTGATAGTATCAGTTTAAAGCTGTTGTTTTGGCAGGTACTTTTTAATCGCATAATTAGATGAGTAAATATTTCTACTGGGAGGTGGGATATTATACATTGTAATGATTTTTAAATACACTCGGTTTTAAGTTGAAAGTCTGTTTGTTGTGAGATAGAGTCTTGTTTGATTCTTCGCACGGTCAGCAGGAGTTTTGTTGATTATCTGGCAAAAGAGTCAGGTATCAGCATATTATCACTTAGGTCTTTATTTTCACAGTTTACATGGTCGCTAGGATAGCTCAATTGGTAGAGCACCTGGTCTGCTTTTTTCATCAGAAATGTAAGTTAATTATTTATTGTTGTGAGAACATCTGAATCCATAAGGGGTTGTGGGCAATGTTCACAAATAGATAAAGATTAACTTAGTTTTTGGTGTTAGATAAGTTCAAGCTGAACATACTATGTGAAAACTAGTATTGGGAAGCTAGATTCTTATCGTTGGTTAGACCAGGAGGTTGCAGGTTCAAGTCTTGCTCCTAGCACTTATTTTAAAAATACTCCTCACACTTATTAATATATCTTGGTTAATTGGACATTGGCTGTTCCAAAAACCGTTTTAAGTAGATTAGATTAATTTGAGAGAGGAAGAGGTGATAGCATTATGGTTCAATGCATTCTTTTGATTGAAGTGGTGTTAGTTTTCATATACCTTTTAATAGCGATTCTCTATTCTTATGACTTCATGATAGAGAAAGATTTGCAGGTTCAAATCCTGCCACCTCATTTTTTTCATTAAATAAAAATTCCATGAGACAAATTATAATAATGATTTGTGTACTATTTATATTAATGTTTACAAGCATTAGAGATACTGCACATGTCACTTACACATACACAGCACCAGTTGTTGAGTATTGTGAAAACAAGTGGTCAAAGCTGGACACTTTGACTGCAATTCCTATTAATGACACTGAAGATTTTATTGAGTATTATGATGTAATATTCAGATATGTTGCTGAAAAGACAGGACTATCTGAAGCATTTATATATGCTTATTTTGTTATTGAAACAGCAGACAGACATGGTAAAAGAGCCAATTCTGAGTTGTGGAGATATCACAATAATCCAGGTGGTATTAAATGGAAATCATTTTTATCAGATAAGATTGTTAAATATGAAGATGATTGCTTTGATGAGAATGGTAATGAAATAGACTGTAAATTTGCATCATTTAATACTATAAAAGAAGGTATAGATGCATGGTTACTGGTCTTTAATGCAAATAGATATGATAGATGTAAAAACTTGCCTCTCAAGGAAACATGTAAGTGTTTCCGTGATAGGAAATATCATTCATCACCTAGATATTTGCATCGGTATTTACTTGCTGAAGAGTATAACTCTTTGGTAATTAGATAATTACTAAATTTCCACATATGGAAACAAATATAATCTCCCATAGACCAAAAGTGGCTATGAGAGACAGAGTTATTTGTAAAATTGAAAACATAGATGAGATTACAAGTCAGGCTAATTATAATGGTAATGTAATACCGTTATTTACTACATTTGGTGGAGCAAGACTGTATCCAGAAGGACATAGAGATTATAAAGATGATCTTGAAGATGTTTATCTGGAATATATTGTTGTATCATTTCCTGATACACCAATTTGGAAGACAATTAGATTGTCACTTTAATAATTTTTTAAAACTTAATATATTATTATATGTTGGTTTTTCATGATACAGATGGTCATATTCTTATTACAGTAGAACAGCAAAATTTAGATAAATGTGTAGCTGTTATGGAAAAGTATGATCAAGGTACATTAAAATGGAATGGTAAACTGATTGGTAACATGACAGTTAGCCATATATATAATTGTAAAAATTATATCAGAACACGTTGGAAAACTACATCCTTATCACAAGTTTGGCTTGATATCTTTGATGCAGAGATAAAAGCTAGAATGAGAAAGATTGTAAAGAGAAGATAAGGCGTTTTTATACATATATTGTCTAAGGGAGTTACTACGGTAACTCCTTTAATTGGTCTCATAGCTCAACTGGATAGAGCATGGGTTTTCTTGAGAATCAACTGATTATGGTGTTCAAGACGGTGACAATTAGAGCATAATAATATGCATTTATCAAGCTCTTGTTGTATTTTGGCTTTACTTTTGAGTCTAAGCTTAGACCACTCAGCATCTTTTTCTTCTGGATTAAGATGATGAAAGTCAAATATACAATAGTTATCATTAGTACCTTCAAGGTTACAGCGATCACATTTGTTACCTAAATAAATAATAGCATCTATTTTACGTTGAATCCAACGTTTTATACATCTATTATTAAAACATTGTTTACAGTAGCTCATCACTCCTTGTGAATGAGTGGATGATTTATAGAAATCATCAGTGCTTTTAGTGATTTTGCAATCTATACATTTCTTTTCCATCTTGTAAAGATAAGAAGAATTGTTTAGAAATCCTAATTCTAATCACACTATTTTCAAGAAACCCAAGGTTGTAGGTTCGAGTCCTACTGGGATCACAAGAGTCACTTGAGATTAACTAGTATAGTGACAGTCCTTGGAAGAGTTAAGCTTCATGAAGGAACCTGTAGACCTAGGCTGGTCTACCAGACTGAGTAGGAAAAAATTAGATCCGAGAGGGCAGACACTAAATAGCTGTGAA